CTACTTTGGAGCCGCATCAACAGGCGCAATGCACGCAGCCAGCGCCGTGCGCAGCAGACCCTCGTAGCCCTCGCGGCGATAAATCTCTGCCTGGGCGGCCTGGGTGAACTGGTCCACCGTGGCGCCCGGCCGCAGGGCTTCGGTGGGCATCACTGGGCGCTCGGGCTCTTTCTCCTGGCAGGCCACCGGCACGGCGACGTTCACGCGCTGGATTTCCACATGATTTCCACGGCCAGCGCATGCAGTCAGGGCGCTAGCAGCTATCAAAGCAATAGCGTATTTCATGGCTTCGCCCTCCCCTTGAGCCAGTCGTCCACACGGGCCTGGGCGCTGGCGCATGCGTCGCCCGGCACCGGTGCTGGCGTGGACAAGATCACATCGGCCCTTTGGTTGCGCCCCTGGGCAGCGCTGGCAGCTACGGCCCGGGCTGGCGCTGCATCGCGAGCGCGCTTGTCGGCCAACTCACGTAGGTCGTCCACACTGTCGCTGCAGGCGCTGGCCGCCTGGCGGGCGCCGTCACGCTGACCCTCCATGGCGCGCAGGTCGGCCTTGGCCGTAGCGGTTTCGTCGCGCTGGCCCAGCCAGGCCCAGCCCAGTGCGGCATTCGCGGCCACGCTGATGGTCAGGACGATCAAGATGGGGCTGAAGGTTGGCAGCGGGATCATTGCAGCACCGCGCGCGCGGCCTCGTAAAGCGCCTGGCGGTCGGCCAACCCGTTGGTGCCGCCGTTGATGCGCTTGGTGATGCGGATGAAGTCGCCCAGATCGGCAAAGGTGTTCAGCTCGCGGCTATGCCAGAACCATGCGGCGCTCATGGCCGCCAGGTCGGGGCGCTCCAGCAGCGCGGGCATGGCCTCCAGGTCGGGCACGTTGGGCATGTAAGCGGCCAGGCCGTCGCGGGTGGCGCGGTAGTTGGCGCGGCCGGTGGTCTGGATCAGGCCGCGCCCCATGTAGCGCTTGCCATCCCCGGGCTGGGTGTTGCCCAGGTCCGCCCTGCCCTCGTATCGCTGCTGGGCGGGCGTCGGGCCCCAGATTTCACGCACATACACCAAGCGGCCGGATTCGTGTCCGATCTGTGCCAGGAAGGCGGCCAGACGCGCGGGCGTGTTGATGGCGAAGGTTTCGCAAGCCTTGGTGATGTGCGGCAGCCATTCATCAGCACGGGCCGCAGTGCAGCCGGCGGCCACGCGGAGTTGGTTTGCAGTCAGCATGAATTCCCCCTGTTGAACTGCCCAGGCGCACCGCCAGACCAATAATGAGATGTGACCCACTGCACCTGCACGATGGCCAGGGCGAGAAGCACCGCGAACCACGGCAGCGGCCAACCCATGATTGGCCACGCCATGCCCAGGGCGGCCACAGTGCCCAGGGCCCAGAACGAAAGGCGGATGGCAGCGCGCGTGCGCCGGTTGGTCTTCTGCATTCGGCAAAACACCGTGAAGAACAGCAGCAGGCACGCCACCTCATGAGCGATCAGCAAGGTGTTCATGGCTTGGGCCCTCCAGCACGGGAAAGCACGGCCTGCAGTGCAGCGCCGACAGCCTCAAAGACTGGGCGCCAGCCGTTGCCCAGGGCACCGATGGCGAAAGCCACAGGGGCCAGCGCCTCATTGGCGGGGATCTGCCACTGGCTTTGCAGCAACAGCGACAACGCAGAGGTGAGCGCAACGGCGGTCAGCGTGCAGCGCAGCATCAGCCAGAAGCCAGCGCTGCGGGTCATGGTGTCGGCTGCGCTCAGTGGCCACAGCGCACCGGCAAGGGCTGCGAACACGATCAGGGCATACGGCCCGGCCATTGGCCCGAGCAGCGCGATGGAAACGGCGGCCAGACTGATGCCTGATGTTGAAGTTGGTTCCGGCATGTTCTCCCTCGGTTGTTCTTGTTCGTCAGGCGCCTCACACCACCCGCGAAAACGCCGCAAAGCCCAGCTCGGCGTCGGGCGCGCTGCGCGGCAGGATCTGCTCGGTGCAGCCGGTGTCTTTGGGGGCCACGAAGCCCAGGGCGATGGCCGCCACGCAGGCGTGCATGTGGCCCGGCCAGGCCCAGGCGGGGGTGGACAGCACGCCGTCAAACACCACTGGGCCGCCGATGCCGCTGCGGATGCGCACGGACACGCCGCCCGCGTAGTGGCAGCGCACGCGCACCGTGAGACAGCGGTGCGCGGCGGGGTCAAACGCGCCTGGTACGTTGTTGCTGATGGGCACCAGCTCGGGGGCGAAGGTGCCGTTCCAGCGCTCATACATCACGGTGCCGTCACCCAGCACGATTACGCCGCGCGCCGTGGCAAACAGGTTGTCGCCGTGGCGGTAGATGGGGCCGCAGTGTGGGTTGTAGGCGCCCTGCCCGCCCTCGCAGTCCAGCGCGAAGACGATGTGGTGCCCGCCCTTGGCGTAGTACCGCGACACGTCCACCACGGCGCGCAGCTCGGCGTAGCCGGGTGAGCTGGCCTGCAGCTTGGCGGGCAGGTAGCGAAAGTCCAGGTCGTTGGGCTGGAGGCTCAGTTGTCCGATCATGGTCAAGGCACCTCCTGCGGCTGCACCGGGGCGGCGATGATCTCGGCCGCATCTTCTGCAGTCAGCGGGCCAGAACCTGAAAACACGGGGTTGGCTGCAGGCTGCTCTGCCGCCACCAGCATGCCCAGCATGGGGGGCAGATCGGGGTCATCCAGATCAATATGAGTCAGGCGGCTCAGATAGCTGCGCAGGGCCACGCACACAGGATGCGTACTGGTGTCGATGGCAAACACGCGCATTGGGCCCAGGCGCTTTTGCAGAGCACCCAGCGTGATCTTGCGGGGCACCGCTGGCGGGGCGAGCGGCTCGATGGCGGGCGGCTCCACGTAGTCGTGCATGACCCACTCGTGGCCGATCCAGTTGGGCCACGGCTGGCCCGCCACACGCTCGGCGGGCACGTTGCCTGGGTCAACGTCAGTGCTGCGGTCGGGGATCTCGGCGGGCGAGTACCAGCCGTACAGGTCGTAGTAGTGCAGGATGGTCGTTGTCATGATCACGATGCCTTGATGAAGCTGTAGCCCAGCGGGATGGGGTTGCCAGAGGCCACGGGCGCGTAGGCCTGGATCAACGGCGCATTGAAGTGGGTGGCAGACTCGGTGAACGAATACGCCGTGGCAGACGCCTGGATCTGCATAAACGTCGTGCCCTTCTTGGCGAACACCGATGCCTCGATGCGCGCCTGCAGCAGCTGCGGCTCAAGGAACCAGGCTTTGCCATCGAGGGACATGGCCACGCCCAGTGCGGTGGGCACAAAGAACCGGTCGCCAGAATGCTGCACCTGCCAAGAGCTGGAGGCCGGAACACCGGGAATGGCAACTCTCACGAACGTCACGCCATGGTCCGTGCTCGCCAGCAGACCAGAGGGCACGCCAGAAATCACGACAGCGCCCAACTTGTTGCTTGCAATACCACCTGTGCCCGCTGCCACCTCGGGCAGAGGCGCATCCACCCAGACCGAGGAAGCAGCGTCTGACGATGTAGTGATCGTGCCGTCGGTGTTCAAGATGATGAACTTCTCCCCCGTTTCGCAGATGCCAACACGGGTCTTGGCAGTGGGCGCAGTCTTGGCCACCAGCGTGGTGGAGCCGTTGTCCAGTGCCTGCAGGGCCGTGGTGCTGCCCGTGGTGAGAGAAATCACGCGGCCGAGCGCGGCACTGTAGGCCAGGCCGTAGCGACTGACACCCCCAGTCACGCCGCCCGTGGTAGCAGCCCAGGTGGAGTTGGGGTTGTCGCCCGTGGTCACCGCCAGCGCACCACCCGATGCACCAGACGCCACCCAGCGCGAGCCTGCAAAGATCAGGCTGTTGACTGTCATGGATGGCGTGACGACGGAAGCTTGCGACCAGGCCGCGCCATCGGCCGAATACTGGATGGCCGTGGTGGACAGGCCGCTGGTGGTGCTTGCCACAAAGTAATTGGGGCTGGCTGCCAGCTGGAACAGAGGTGGGCTTACCGCCAGCGTGCGCACGGTGCCCGTGAGCCTGCCGATGGGGAACAGGGTGGACAGGCGCGGGTAGGTGGCGCGGGCCAGGGGGCGGCCGTCGCAGGCCACGTAGTTAGGCTCGGCCAGGCCGTAGCCATGCACGATGGTGCCAAGGGCCACGCCGCCCGAATATTTGGTGCTGTAAATCATGCCAATCCCCTCCAAGAAACGCCGTCGTGCCTCGCCGCGTAGCGGCCGGGGTCCACCAGCGTGTAGTCGTCCAGCGCCAGCTCATCCATAAAGAGGCCGCCGTTGTGCAGCAGCACGAGGTCGCTGCGCTTGTTGGCCACGCCGATGACCACCGCAGCGCCGATGCCAGGCGGCGGCATCTTGAGCGTGACCTGGCCGCCGGTGTAGAGCACGGAGTACTCCTTGCCAGAGACCAGCTCGGCATAGGCGGTGGTGACGGGGATGACGGGCAGCAGGATGTCGAACGCCAGCCAGCTGGCGGATACGCCGGGAACTGCAGCCGTGACGTCGGCCAGGTTGTCGAGCAGCAGCCAGACGCGCCCTGCGTAAGCGACAGATGCCGGCTTGTTCAGCACTCCTGTCAGTCCGGCCCAATCCCCCTTGAAGTTGGAGCCCGCCATGGATGTGACTGCCGAGGCCTCTGATGCGGCTGCGCTGGCGGCCGATGCGGTGGCGCTCTCGAAGGCGCTCAGCGCGTTCTGGTATGCATCGGCCACCACGTTGGTTATCCAAGTCACCAAAGTTGGCAGCCAGGTGCCCCAGGTGTAGGCCTTGCTGTTGAACGAAGAATCGCCAAGCGCCGGGAACTCCGGCACGGACGGCGCCGCATCTGGCGCGACAGGACTGGTCATACGTTGCCTTTGATTTGCAGGTCCACCTGAGCGGTGGGCCAGTTGACGGACCGGACGGAGCCGGTGACTTTGCCCACCGTGGCGAGGTGGGAATACTTGGGAAGCTCGCTCACCTCGATGGCGACGGCCTTGCCCAGGATCTGTTCCAGCAGCAACTTCGCGGAGGGCGCTTCTGCAGCGTCGATGACGCAGGACAGGTTGATGTCGGTGGCCTTGCGCCCCTCAACGTCGATGTACGTGCCGTCCTTGTATTCCTGGCTGTACGAGTAGTCCCGCGTGGTGGCTTCGACCCCGTACTGCACGCCGCTGGCCTGCGTGAGTGGCGCGAGCAGCGTTTTCCAGTTGCCCACGCTGATGAAGCCGACAGCGGCTTCAATCGCCGGGTTGTTGCGGCTGATGGTGATCGTGATCTTGGCGTTGGGGTTGATCGGGATGTCCTTGAGTGCGTAGTACGTGCCGCGCTCAAGTTCGCCAAACAGATACTCCCAGAGGCCTGGCGCCTGCTCCCACAGCTCGATGTCAATCGGGGTGATCAGATCGGTGGCGCCGTCCTTGACGGTGATTTCGAGGTTGTCCCCCTCAATCTCGTAGATCGCCGCGCCGTTGACGAACCCAGGCGTCAGCTCGTAGACGATGGAGCCAGCGCGCCGGGCTTTGGTGAACAGGTACTTGTCGAAGGGCGCCATGCGGTTGGTGGGGGCGCCTTCGTCCTTCAGCCAGTAGCCCTCGGCGGCGGCCGTGCCCGGCTCGATGGCGTTGGTTGGTCCGGTGGTCATGGCCTGCACGGCCTCGTACCAGTAGCCCTTCCATGTGCGGCGTGTTCCATCTGCAAACGATCCGCCAGAGGCCCACTCCACTTCATTCGGGACGATGACCGTGTCCACGGCCGGGATGTTGGTCCCGGCGCCGAACATGGCGGTGGTGATGGTTTTTGGAAGAAGGATGTTCATGCGACGACCTTCTGGCGGCTGAATTGGCCGCTATTGCTGTACTGGTCGAACTGGCGCCCCATCTGAGGCATCAGTTGGGTGTTCTTCTCGATGCCTTCCAGGCGCGCGGCCATGGTTGCGTTCTGCTCACGCAGCGCGCGCACCTCGGCCACCAGCTCGGCATTCCCGCCTGCCCCGCCACCGCCCGCCGCCGGGTTGTAGGCCTTGGGCACCACGGCCTCACCCTCATGGATGTAGGCCAGCATGTCGCGGGGGACGTAGTTGGTGCCGATGTCGAACTTGGGGATGTTGGTGGCGCCGCCTGCGCGGAGGTTTTCCTCCAGCTGCGCCACGCTGATACCGTAGGCTGCAGCCACGTCGGACAGGGAGGCGCCGGTCTGCGTGATGGCGTCGGCAATGCCCTGCGCCGACATACCGCCCGCAATGGCCGCGTCAAGATTGCTCTTGATGGCGCCGTAGTAGTCCGCCTCGGTCGCCCCGCCCTGCACTTGGCTGTTGTAGAGCGCCGAGCGCGTTGCGTCGCCATAGCTGCCGCCCGAGGTTCCCAGGAAGGCCGAGCCATACACGCTGGCCATCAGGTCGCGCCCGGCCATGCCCAGGTACTTGCCGTCTGGCGAGTAGATGGAGCCGTCCAGGTTGACGATGTTGCCGGTGCCGGTGTCGTAGCGCGCGAGGTTGTAGCCCGCGTAGCCCTTGGCCGTGTCCAGTGTGTTGTTGGACGAAACCACGCCGCCTTCGGTCCACTTGTGGGTGCGCAGCCACTCGGTGAAGTTCTCGCGCGAGAGGTTCAGGCCGAACTGCTCGGGGCCGTCCTTGTAGAGCTTGTAGGCCAGTACTGGGTCAAGGCCGAAGCTCTCATAGCTCAGCAGGCTGTTGCGGTCGCTCTGGAAGTAGGCGGCAACGTCAGCAGGCATCTTCGACAGGTCGCTGCGCACCAGGGTGCTGCCATCGGTGGGCAGGCTGGAGCGGCCGGTGGTCATGACCTGCTCGAAGTCCTTGGCGAACTGCGGGTTGTTCTTGAAGTACAGGTACGACCCGAACAGCTCCTTGTCGGTGCTGTCACCGGCCATGCCGCCCACGCGCATCCAGTCGGGCACCTGGTAGCCTGCGCTTTGCAGCGCGCCCACGTTGGCGTTGGTGGCCAGGCCTTGATACCAGGCCTTGAACTTGTCGAAACTTGACAGGGCCACATCTGCGCCGTACTCAGCGCGCGCCACAGTGCCCCGGTCGCGGTAGGCGGGGCCGGAAATATCGCCGCCCAGGCTGCCAGTGGCGGCGGTGGGGCGAGTGCTGCCGGTGCCGCCCAAGAAGCCGCTGAGCTGCTGGATTGCGGACTCCACGCTCAGGATGCCATGGTAGGTGCCGCTGGCAATGTCGATCTGCTGCTTCCAGTAGTCCAGCGTCTGCTCGTTCTGGTCGATCTGCGTTTCGAGCGCGCGCACGGTCTTCTGGGCGTCGGTGAGCTGCTTGTCCGCGATCTCCTGCAGCCCGGACAGCTTGCCAGCCAACACCAGGCGATCGCGGTCGGCCGCGAACTGGGTGGTGTACGTGCCACCGTCCAGGCCGCCACGGGCTGCCGAGATGGCCTCGGCCAGCTTCTCCGGGTCGGGCAGGTAGCCCGAGGCCTTGGCCGTGGCCAGCGCCTGGTCGATGAAAGAGTTACCTTGGGCGGCCAGCATGCCGCGCGTGCCGTCAACCTCTCCGTACAGCTCCCGCACATTGCTGCGCAGGGTGTCGAAAACATCGCCCAGAGCGCTGGCTACCTCCTGCGCAGCGCTCAGCTGGTTCTGCAAGGACTTGTTGCGGGCCGACACCGCGTCCTGCAGGGCGCCGTAGTACGCCTGGCGCTGCTGCTCCAGGGTCTGCGTGGTGGTTGCCGCAGCTTCGGTGATTGACGCGAAGGCGCCGGACAGCGACAGCAGGGTGGCGTAGGTCTTGCGGCCCGCCTCGCTCATGTCCTTCTCGGCGGCCGACACCAGGGCCCGGAACTGGTCGCGGGCATTGCTGGCGTTGATGTCGGGCAGCTGCAGGCCCAAGGTGGAAAGCTGCTGCGCCAGCGAGCGCTGCAGGTTGGCCCGCTGCTCTTCGCCCGTGAAGAAGTTGGTGTAGTAGGTCTGCAGGTTACCCAGCAGCTTGTCGAACCCGCCCGACACTTCGGCCAGCCCTGCAGCCGCGTCGAAGCTCAGGGCCGCCAGCGTGTCCAGGCCCATACCCTTCAGAGCGTCTTTGAACTGGTTCACACCCACGATCTGGGCGTTGATGGTCTCCAGCAGCTTGTTGGCGGCGTCCTCGGTCAGGCCTTCGGCGTCCACGCCCTTGAGCAGCTTTTGCACAGCTTGCGGGATGTCGGAAACCGTCTGCAGCGCCTGAATGGTGGCCTGCTTCAGGTCCAACGTGAAATTCTCCAGCGCGGTCTTAAAGTCTGGCGAGTTGGTGCTGAAGGCCTCGTAGAGAGTCCCGGCGTAGTTGTCGCCCTTGCCGGATTCGCCGAACCCTTGGCCGGTGGACAGCAGGCCGCCAGCGAACACGCCGCCACGGCCCTTGCCCGAGGTTTCCAGGCCAGCAGAGAAGCCGGTGAGCGTTGCGGTGCTGCCCAGGGCCTTGAGGAACCCATTGATGCCGCTGGCCGTGCCCGCCACCGCCTCGCGGATGGCCGACTCTTGCGCTACGGGGTCGCCTTCCAGGCGGTAGGCAATGCCATCCTTCAGCGCAGTCTGCAGCCCGTTCGTGAAGTCGCGGTCGAACTGCTGGCCCTCGATGGTGTAGGTCTGGCCTCGGCGCTGGTTGGTCACCGAGCCGTCGAAGGCCACACCGAACTGGCCGCCAGTGCGGGTTTCGCCCTTGGTAGCTTTGGCAATCGCCATCAGTGCGCCCACACCCAGGGCGATGGGGCCGAGTGCGCCCGCAATGGTGCCCAGCCCGCTTGCGATGGAGCCCGCGCCGATCATCTGGCCGCCAGCCGCAAGCGTGCCCGTGAGGCCATTGGCAAACAGACTCTGAAAGCCGTAGCTGGCACCGATGCCGAAGGCGCTGGTGCCTGCGGAGATGGCAGATCCGATGCCGCCCACCGTGCTCAAGGCAGAGCCACCGGAGGCGGCCGCAGCAGCGCCGCCGACGGCTGCGGTAGCGCCACCACCCAACAGGCCGAGCATGTTGCCAACAATGTTCACCACGAATGGCTGGGCGAACATCTTGTAAATCTGGTCCGCGACCGTGGTCTTGAACGTGGTGGCGAGGCTCTTGGTGAAGGACTTCCAGCCGTCTTTGCCGTTGTTGAGCATGTCGGCGAAGCCCTGGCGGAAGATGTCGTCGTATTTGCCGACAGAGGACTTCCACTCGTCCAGGAAAGCTTTGTTCGCGGCGTTGGCCTTTGCGATGGACGCTCCAGCCTGCAGCTTTGCGATGTCAGCCGCCTGCTTGTCAACATCAGACACGTTGGCCTTGACCTGCCGAATGCGCTCTTCCAGATCCAACTGAATGCGCAGTTGCTCCAGCGCGGTCGTGCGCGCCTGCTCAGACATGCCCATGAAACCAATTTCTGCCTGCAGCAGGCGATTGGCTTCGTCGATTCCCTTGGTGTATTCGTACACCATCTGGGCAGCACGGTTTTCACCCTGCGCCTTAGCAAGGTCGCGCATGGCCTGGATCTGATCGCGCGCGGCGCGCCCCAAGTCACCCAGCGCTCCGGCCTGGTCTGCCCATGCGGCTTGCATCTTCAGCGCCAGGGGGATGCTGTTTTCCAGCTGTTCCTTGTTGAACGCCCGCAGGGCGTCTCCCGTGAGGCCGATGGCCTGCCCCTCAACACCAGCCAGGCGCACCTGCTCCACGGCAGCGCGGGCGGCCTTCTCCTGGCCAGCCACCTTGGCTTCCAGCGCATCCAGCGCCTTGGCGTCAGCGAGCGCAGATTCGGCGCGCAGCTTCGCCACGTTCTGCTCGTAGTCGCGCTCGGCGTCCTGCAGCTGGCCGGTGATGCGCGCAACTTCAGCTTGCGAAGTCTTCTTTTTGGCAGCCTGGGCCAGTTCGGCTTCGAAGTTGGCCTTGCGCTTGGCCCATACCTCTTCCTCCTTGGCTAGGCTCTCGTCGATGGCGTCCAACTCCGACTTGCCGCCCAGCTTCACCAGCAGGGCCTGCGCGTCGAAGAAGGCCTTGCGGCTGTCCAGGATGGCTTTGTCGGTGTTCTTGTAGGCCTGGAGCTGGGCGGCCAGAGAGTCGTTCAGGGCCGCGTTTGCTCCCGCGTCTGGCTTGGCGGTGCCGCTGTCTTTGATCAGCTTGGCGACCTGTTTCTGGTAGTCGGTCAGCCCGATCAGGCCGTTTTTGTACCCGGCGTACAGGGAGTTCAAGTCCTTGTAGAAATCGTCCTTGACGCCAGAGAGGCCGTTTACGACCTTGCCCATTGCCGCCTGGACGGCAGCAAGCCGATTTGCTTCAGCGGCATAGGACTGTGTGCGCGTTGGGAATCCAGTCTGGTCACGGGGATTGGTGCCACCCGTAGCCGCGTTCAACTCGTTGAATCGCCGCTTCGCTTCCTCCAGCCTGACATTGATCCTGTCGAGCTCAGCCTGAGCATTTGGGCCAAGCACCCCGCTTTGCATACCAGTGCGCAGCCGGTGCGCAGCGGCATCCAAGTTGATCACCTCGCGGGCGGCATCGCGCAGCGGCCCTTGGCTGCCGAGCTTTTCGACGTCTTTCGACAGGAAGTCGATGCCCTGGGACAGCTTGGTGATGAACCCAGAAATGAACGAGGTCGCTCCCGACAGCTTGTCGAACGCGCCTACCAAACGCAACACGCTGTTCGCGGCTTGAGTAGAGGCCTGCTCAACGGTGACAGCCATCTTGCCGAATTCAGCTTCCACCTTGGCGGCTGATTTCTCCAGAGCGCCGAGTACCTTTTCTGCCGTCAGTTCGCCCGCTTGCCCCATTTCGCGGAGCTTCCCAATGCCTACTCCGAGGCCATCTGCGATAGCCTGAGCCAGCCTTGGCGTTTGCTCCATGACAGAGTTCAGCTCTTCGCCACGCAAAGCCCCTGCTGCGAAGCCTTGAGACAACTGCACCAGCGCCGCCTGTGCAGACTGCGCGGATCCTCCACTGATGGTTACAGCCTGGCTGACTGTCTTGATGATGCCCAATAGAGAGGACTGGGAGACACCCAACTCCTTGGTTGACCGTGCAATCTGTGCGTAAGTCCCAGCCAGGTCAACAAACGACACGCGGGAGGATTGCGCGATGTCGAACAATCGGCGCTGCACCTGCGCGAGCTCTGCTGCTGACGTGGTGACCAGAGACAGCCTGGAGGCGACGTTTGTACTCGCGTCGGCCATCTTGACCAGGTCGCCTACCGTCGTGCCGATGCCAATGGCCGCAAGTGCTGCACCTGCGTACTTCGCGGCCCCACCCAGACCAACAAATGCTTCCGCGCTAGCCCCTGTCGCCTTCTTGACCTTTGCGCCTTGCTCCGAAGCAGCCTGAAGCGAGATTGCCAACTCTTGGGCGCTTTTCGCGGCCGCTGCATTGGCGGCGCTCAACGCCGCTACCCCAGACTGCAAGCCTGTGAGTGCCGCAGCTTCTGCCCGGATGGCAGCAGTCACCTCATTGGCGGCGGCAGAGAGACTGCGAATGCCCTTGTCGGCAGCCATTGAAGCAGTGCTGATGCTGCGCATTCCTGTAGCGGCCACAGATGCGGCTTTGCTCAACGCATCCAAACCGGAGGAGCCTGCGCCACCGAGGCTCTTCACACTCTTGGCTGCAGAGTCCGCGCTCTCATCAACTTTCTTCAGGCCTGACGCCGCCGACGGCGCGCGCTTCGCCAAATCATCGATTCCCTTGGCGGCCCCATCACCAAGAGATTTGAGGCTTTTTCCAGTGCGATCAGCGGCGCCTTCGATGCCGGCCATCGCTTTTTCAACAGGCGCACCCTTCCCGGCGAGCACATCGAGGGCCTTAATTCCCCTCTCAACCCCGGATGTGTCCATCCCAAGGCCGATGCTTTCGATCTCATTGCTCATGCATGCGCCCAAAGAAAAAGGCCCACGCTGCGAAGCGTGAGCCTTGAAATGAAGAAGCCACCCGAAGGTGGCTTGATGTGGGTGCGAGCCCTATCTGGCTCGGTTGGTGGCAAGGTCTAAGGTGTATGCCTTGCGCTCAAGTTTGTCTGGATGCGTCTCGCATTCAACGTAGTAAGTCTGAGCTTGTCGCTTCCTAGCCTCAATCACCTTGGCGCAAAAGAGTCCTCGGGATCGGATGATCTCGATGAACTGGTCTTGCTGATCCTGCGTGAGTCGAACAGGCTCATCGCGAGCAACATCTGCGCGCGCTGCGTCTCGCTCCTGAATCCGTCCGTTGGCCAGCAACAAAAACCCTGCCACCAATGCGACAAACGCAGCGGCCACAACCCAGTACCTGACCATATCCCCTCCATGTAGAAGCCCACATGGTAGCGAATCAGTCCTTCCGGTTCATCTCATCCAGCGCTGCGCGCTCGATCAGCTGCAAGTCTGCAAAGATGGCGTCACGCTCTGCATCCGACTTGCCGCGATGCATGCTGGCCAGCGTGGAGAAGACGGCCTGGTAGTCCAATCCTGGCGCACCACCCATGCCACCTACCCGCCATTGCGTGGACACGGCCACGAAAGACCGGTAGGCATCAACGTGCTCAGGCCAGATTTCTACGATCTTGTCTGGGTAGTCCGAGGGCTTCAGCCCCCAGACCGCCAGCTTCTTGGCATCGGGCGGTTTTTCGTAGATGGCCCGCCCGATGTCACTCAGTTTTTTGCGCGGGTGCCCTCGCGTGCCTCGTTGTACGCCTTGAACACCGATTCGGCAGAACCGGGGTACTGATCGCACATCTCGGTGAGGCTGGCCACTGAGAGGGGGGCGTCAAGGTCCCAGCCTGTCATGATCTTGAAGATCAGTTCACCAGCGAACTTCGCCCTCATCGACTCAAATTCGCTGTCTTTGATGGGCTTCATCAGCGCCAGGATTTCCTTTTCGCGCTCTGCCTCAGTGGTGGCTACCTTGGGGGCATTCTGCGAGGCGATGGTGTAGGCGCGCGTTGCTTCGACCTTGGCAGCATCGAACATTTCCTTGGTGACCTTGCTGATGCCTTCAGCATGGTCCTCGCGCAGCTTCGCCCATTCCGTAGAGAGCATGTACTTGGCTTCGAAGTTGATCTCACGGGGACCGTGAGGCGTCGGCACTTCGACATTCATGGGGAACGACTTGGGGGCAGACTTGCCGATGACGAGTTTGGTAGCCATGGTGAATTACTTTCTTCGCAGGGTGGTATGAGCCCGTGCGCACCCCGGCCGTCCCTGCGAAGGAACGAACCGGGATGCGTCGGTGCTGGGTTGGCCGTATGGCCGTGGATGGATGCCGCTTAGTAGCGGGTGGGGCGACCTTGGAGCGAGATCGTTGCGCGGACTTGCATCACGCTGCCCTTGGTCAGGGTTGGCGTCTCGTTGAACGACACGTAGCCGTTGTAGAGCAGCACGGAGCCATTCGGCAGAGTGACCTTCAGCGCACGGATGGCGCGGGCTTCCCCGGCAGACTTCAGGGCGATGTACCCAGCCAGCGTCGGGTCGTCCGCAATGCCAATCTGGATCGACTGAGCGCTGGTCACGGTGGGCAGCTGACGCTCGAAGTCTTCTTCCAGGAAGGAGAAGTTAGAGAACTGCTGGTCGCCGCCGTTGGTGGTGAATTCCAGGATCTGCGCGATCTGGGTGAACGCCGTGATCTCACGCAGGCTGCCGGTGCCGGAGCCAGCGGGGAACCGGGTTGTGTCGGTCGTGTCAATGCCGGTCAGGTCCACAGCGTTCGTGGCCACGTTGGCAGCCTTGAACACGCGGCCATTGACCTTCTGCCAGCCAGAGGTCAGTTCGTAGAACGCGCCGTTGGCCATGCCATGGGCGGCGGCAGTGATCACACCGGGGTTAGCGTTGGTGATGGCAGAAACCGTCTTGGCAGAGCCGTAAGCGGTTGCGAGGGCGACGGTTGCGCCGTCAGGGAGGAATGCCGACATGGTGGGCCTTTCGTGTTTCAACGCCCGCAAGGGGCATAAAAAAACCCGCAGGGCCTTCGCCGTGCGGGGTGCTGTGAAGCCCTTGCGGGCACAAAAAAGCCCGCACGCGGCGGGCTCTGTTGCTGGGCTGGCGGCCTAACTGAAGGCGCGCCAGTAGATGGACACCGGCACCATGTAGCGGTCCCCGTCGGGGAACCCGCTGCCGATGCTTGGCGTCTTCAGGATCTCGACCTTCCCTGTTCCCTTGGTGAGCGTCAGGGGAGGTTTGAACTGGTCGCGGATCAACTGGGCCCGCGACTTCGCAGGAACCCGACCCTTGTCCAGTGGGTAGAACAGCGACACCTGCAGGATTCCCCGGTCCTCGGTCACGTCCAGCGTGACGGCGTGATCGACTGGGGCGTTCGTCAGGTGGTTGATGCGCTGGTACTCCGTGCCGGCCACGGGCGTAAAAGTCTTGTTCTCGAACGCAGTGGCGATTCCTGGCGTGATTGCCAGCAGGCGCTCTTCCAGCGCGGCTTCGATTTCGGCGAGGGTCACTTGATGCTCTCCACGGCCTTCTTAACGGCGTCGCTGTAGGCCTGCACGGTAAGACGCACCATTCCGCTCGGAGCTTGCTGCGACCAGCCGTTTTCCAGGCGCTTGGCGTAGGGCAGCGAATTGCTCAGCACGATGGTCTGGCCCGGCGTCCAGCCCTGCAGCGTGGTTGCTGTGCGGCCCAGGGCGCCCTGCCCGCTCGAATCTGCGGCGCTGTTGGTGGCGGCGTTCAGGCTGCCGATACCGCACTGCCAGTTCCCCTTGAACCGGCCTGTGTCCACTGGGCTGCGCTCGATCATTCCGCTCTGCAGCTCCAGCGCGGCGCGGCGCACCACCAGGGCGGCCTTGTCGCCAGCGCGCTCGCAGAGCTTGTTCAGGTTGGCAGCGAATCCCATTCAGTCGTCCCAGCCTTCCTGAGTTGCAGCCAGCGCATCCACACGGCGCAGATGGCGAAACAGGCGGTTGCGCTCGCAGTAGGTGCAGGCCATCGCTGGCCTTCCGCCGCCATGCGGCCGGCAGGTGGCATCGAAGCGCCCGGGCTTGCCGCGCTCGGCGTAGCCCTTGCGGTGCTCCTTGCCGCGTTGAATGGCTTTTTCGAGGCTCACGACTACCTCCGAACGATCAGTTCCACCAGCACAGACGTGCCGGCCGGGGCCAGGTTCTTCGCGCGGATGACGGTGAACGCCACGCCGCCCAGCGTCAGGACGTGGGTGGGCTCCGGGATGCTCAGGCCGACGGCGGACAGGTACGCCTGCTCGTCGGTGACCAGCACCGTTGTGCCATCCACCAGCTTCTGGTCAACTGGGAACACGGCGGCGGTGCAAGCCTGCGTCACCTCGACTTCTGGGTAATCGCCCAGGTCCGGGTCGTACTCACCGCTGCGGGTCTTGTAGCTGACCGTGCCAGCGGCGCCGAACTCGCGCAGGATCTCGTCGGCCAACTGGGCCATTTCGGCGTAGAAGGTCATGCGATCCTCCGGGCGTACTCTTCCAGCAACGTCTGGGCGATGCCCTGAATGCCGTAGGCCTCCTGCTCCGAGCCGCAGCGTCGCTCGCCGATGTTCGCGCAGTGCTCTTGCCAGACGTGCACAGCCTCATGAACCAGAAGGCCCGCGATTTCGATGCTGGAGCGGCCCAGTGTTTCGCCCAGAGCCACGATGGCGACCGACTCGCCCTTGCTGTTGGTCAGCAGGTGCGTCGTGGCGTCTGCGCGCGGTGATGCAAGGTAAGGTGTCGCTGGCAGCTTGCAGGCCTTCATGGCGGCGTCGCACTCTTCCTGGCTCAGCACCAGGCAGAGGAACGGCCCGGGGGCGGCTACACGGCGATTAAGCCATTTGGTCTTCATGCGTCCACCGTCAGCGCCACAGGCGGCATCGTGCTGCCCACCACCCACAGGGCGACGGGTCGGCCAGCGTTCAGGGCGGCCAGTTCCTCGGCCGTTGGCGTCCAGTAGCTCACTACAGCCGCCACGCCGTCGCACACAGTGCGCGTGATGGGCAAGGCACCGCAGGGCAACTCGTTCTGGTCCCAGCCCTTGGGCGCGCCCAGGACTGCGTTGTTCGAAGGGTGCTGTGTTTTGTTCATGCCCGCACCACCCTCACCTGCCCGGCACTGCCCAGCAGATACGGCGCCAGCAGGGTTTCGGCAGACTGATACCGCGTAGCCTGCCGCGTGCCGGCCGCGTAGGTGGTTTCAATGGGCCCAACCTTCACGCTCTGCTTCTGCGGCCCCAGGTCGGGGGCAATATCGCCAGCCGATGCCTTCAGCGCCAGCAGTGCGCAGGCGTTGGCGATGGCCGCCGGGACCGTCTCCCAGTTGATCTCGTAGCCGTCCACCACCACGCCAGCGCGGGGCCAGTCAAGCACCTGCCCAGCGTTCAAGCGCTCACCCTTCCAGCGGCCAGAGTACCGGCCCATGTAGTCGGTGGCCTTGCGCAGGGCTTGCTCCTTGGCATCGGGTGTCAGGAGCGCCCAGGCGGAATTGCCACGGGCTGCGTGGTAGGCGTCGGCGTTGGCGACGGAGATATAGGACTCCGCGCCAGCGGTGGGGGCGACGATCAGGGACATGGATCAGTAGGAGACGCGGTTTGCGCGGTCTTCTTCCGCCAGGTTGTTCCACTCGGTGCCGGACAGGCCGGAACGCTCAAAGGCGGCCAGCAAGGCAACCAAGTCGGCCTTCTTGGCGCCGTCGGGCACCGTGACGCCAGCGGCGTCAAGGGTGGCCTTGATCTCGGGCACCGTGGGGGCCTTCTTGGCGCCGTCGGGCTCGTCGGCAGGCTCTTGGCGCGCGCACGGCGCCCAGCCCAGGCGCTGGTGGTCGGCCAGCGTGGAAGGGTGGACTTCGAGGTACTCGCCGCCCTTGGCGACAGGGATCAGTTCGATATCGGACATGTGTTTCTCCGGTTCGCAGGAAAGGAGCCGGGGGCCGAAGCCCCCAGCGGCGCCTTAGCCGATCAGCGTGGCGATGTGTTCGTCCTTGACTGCGGCAGTGCCCCAGGCCAGGCGAACGTGGTACGTCAGTTGCATGAACTGGCGGTAGACGGCGATCTCGAAGGTGATGCCGGAAACCGGGTCGGTCACCATCATCACGTCGTCGGCCATGTCCATGGCGCGGCCATCGGGGCCGACAGGCAGCGCAGGCGCGCGAGTAATCAGCTGCATTGCCGAGCGGGCGAACGCCACGTTCGGGGTGTAGTTATTGCCCACGGTAAGCGCGTTGGACGTTGGGATCACCACGCGGGCGCCGTTATCGTTCAGGCTGATCGTGCCGGGAGCAGCCACACCCGTGCCGACCACGTACTTGTTGGCAGAGTCAGCGGCGAAGGTCACCACATCACCAGCCAGGACGGTGCCGGAGCCGGTGATCAGCGCGATGTCCTTCGCGCCGACAGCGGTGCTGCCCGAAGTCACGTAGCTGGCGCCCGTGCCCTTGGTGTGCACGCCGATAGCGGACGAATTGCGCAGCGCGAAGCTCTGCACGCGGTCGGTCATGCCGTTGCGCAGCATGTCGCTCGATCCAGCCTCGTTGACCTTGAACAGCACGCTCTGCTTGCCGCGCAGGTTGGACATGGCGGCCGAGCCGAGCACCAGTTGCAGGTCGCTCTTGGGCGCGCCGTTGTCTTCCAGGATGCGCAGCACACCAGCGAAGTCGCTCAGGTCGCCAGCAGTGCCGAATGGGGCGGTGCCAGCGGTGCCGTAGGCGCGGGACGCGTTCTTGTACGCGGCCAGCCACAGGTCGGACTCGATTTCGTTGGTGATGGCTCGGAACGCCTGCTCGAACTGACCGCGCAGAATGCCGGCATACGACCCAGCGTTGAGCAGGCCGCGCTGCTCTTCACCATTCCAGCGAATGGGAGCGTGCTTCGACTTGCTGATCGTCATGGACACATTGCCGATGGTCTGGTCGCCGGTGTTGGGCGCCGTGACAGCGGGCGTGTTGTCGGCCAGGGTCGTGGTCGGAGTGATTGGCACCAGGATGGACTGGTTCTGGGCAGCGCGTTCGGCGCTGGAGTTGCGCGTTACGGCTGGAATGAAGCCGACCATTTCGCGAGACACCACGTCGAGCGCCTCGTAGATGGTCGGGATCAGGCTGGTGAGCGTGTTCGCACCCAGGGCAAAGTTCTGGCGCGCCTGGGTGACCCAGCCATGCGTGAACTCGAACACACGCGCCGCAGCAGCGGCAACAGTCGCCATGGGGAGAATGGCAGCGATCAACGCCACCAGAGCGAGGACGCCGAAGCGGGCCTTGGAGAGGATGGTTTTCATGGTTGGTCTTTCAAATGAAAAAGGCCGCTCAAGGCGGCCCGGTTGGGGAGGAAACGAACGAATGGGCTATCCGGCCCGTACTCCGATCCCCATCCGGGTATCGGCTGAAAACTCAAAGCTGCAGTGGTGGTCAGTCAACAATGACTGCCGTGCCCTTGCCTGCTTCGAGTGAAACGGCGCGCTGCTGATCTGGCGGCATCGCGTCGAACTGGGTGCGAGTGACAGTGCGTTTACCGCCACTGCCACCACCGCCTTGCGCACCGCTGCCCGATGCGCCAGTGCCCTTCAGGATGGAATCCCGGTTGGGGTATTGGTCGATCATGATTTCGAGGGCTTCCTCAAAATCAGCGGGCTCGCCATGCTTCACGCGGCTGAAAATCTGTTGGCCGTTGGCATCGAGGGCCACGGTCTTGCCGTCCACAATCTTGAACCGGCTGCCGAAAGCGGCCTGCACCATGTCTGCGGGAATGGCCACCTTGTCGGTGATGAACTTCGAGCGTGCAAATGCGCCGCCGATCTTTTCGCTGTAGAGCTGCGTCTCCAGGTCTTTGGACTTGGCAACGAACGGCTCGTATTCCTTCTTCACCGAATCAATGGCTGCCTGCTTGATCTTGTCAACTTCACCAGCGTCGATCAGGTTCTTGTCGTTCAGGTTCTTGACCGTGTTCAAAGCCTTGACGGCCGCTGCTGGGTCTTCGATCCCGGCGTCCTTGAATGGCTTCAAAGCGGTCTCAGCGGCCTCTGCGCGCTCACGGTGGCTCTTTGCCTCACCGTTCAGACGGCTGATCGTGGCCACGGTGCCGTCTGCGTCGAACGGCGATTCGCGCGATTCCGCATTGATGAACACGGGGAGCTTCTTGCCGTTTACTTCCTGGGTGACGAGGTTGCCCTCGGCGTCGTACTTGAATGGCATGGTTTGGTTGCTTTCTCGCAGGCTTCCACCTACGTGCGAATGAGCCATCCGGCCCGGTGCGCCCTACTTCGCATCCGCGTTTCGGGCAATGAAAAACCCGCCGAGACTTGCGCCTGGGCGGGTTGTTGGGGTGGTCTTGCGACCTGAATTCAAATGTATGGCGGCAAGCAAGCTTCGCTCAACCAGTCCATGTAAGCGCCGCGAGGAGTTGCGCCGTTGCCTTCGATGCCGAGGCCAAAACAGGACCACCCGTTTCGACCTCTCCGCAGAAGAGGCTTCATTTCTCGGAACTTCACTTCACACTCCTTGGCTTCGTCCGCCTGGGCTTCGGCTCCTGCACCAGCTTCGGCGGGTCTTGCACCATGAAGCTGAGGATTCCCTTTTTGTCGCAGTGGTAGCAAACCTTATCCGCCGTCACCGTCCCGCGCTTGATCTTGCCGTCCTGGCCGATGTAGGAGCCAGTGACCACCGTCATCGTGTCGCGGCCTCCGCACTTCGAGCACTGCAGCATGCCCGGCGCCCGCCTCATGGCCTTGACGCGCTCGATGGCGGCCTGCTTGGCGTCGGGTTCAGTGGGTGGGACTATGCGGAGTTCTGGCACCCGCGCATCATATTCCTGCCCGCTTGAACGCCTCCGCGTCCTTCTCCCTGAGCTGGTCCAGCGTCAGATACCGCCCGTTCTGAGAATACATCCGCTCCAGCGGCAAGTTGCCTTCGCTCATCAGCCGCGCCCGTGTTGGCCCAAGCACCTCAATCTGCCGCGCCGAAGATTGCTTTTTCAGCCACTCGGCGTAAGTCGTCTCCGCCGGCACCTGCCCATCCATGCTCGCCCGGGTCTTGCCCACCACCACAACCTCCGGCACATCAATGCCCAGCTCGCGGTGGCTTTTCAGCACGTAGGTCGCATGGCTGCGGCATCGCCAATGCAACGCACCTGGGCCGCCCAGCCATGGCAGCGCGTGCCCAATGGGCTTGTGCGCCGTCGTGTACTGCTTGCCGTCACGGGCCCGGCACGGTGGCGAGGTCCGCAGGTCGATGGTCGATGACCACACCAGCGCCTTGATCAGGTCGGTGTTCGCCTCTACCGTCATGTCCTGGGCGAACCGCGCCATGTGTCCCAGCGCCGTGCGGGTCACCGCTTCGGCATCCCTGCGCGTCACCTCGATCAGGCCGTCTGCAAACCCCTTGGCCCTGGTGCCGCGCAGCTCCCGGATGATCTGGTCGGTGGTCTTGCCTTCAACAAACCCGCTGGCGATGGCCTGGCGCACCTGGCGCATCTTCTTGGCGTCCAGCTCCTTCCACACCTCGCGCAGCATCACGCCCTGGAACGGACGGGCCATAGCCGCCGCGTACACAGCCTCGGGCGCCACGCTGGCCACCTGCACCACGACGGGCACATGGGCCACCAGCACCTGATTCTGGTACGCCGCCTCATAGGCAACGAATTCCCGCAACGTCTGCGTCAGCTCGCGCTCCACTTCGGCGAATGCCTGGGTGTTCATGCTGCGCACGCTGGTGAGCATGGATTCCAACCGCTCAATGGAAAAGCTGGTGGCGTCCATGCGCTCCAGCCGGTCTGCCAGTTCCGCAAAGATGCGCTTGTCGCTGCTGTTGAGCACGGCAATGATCCGCGCCACCACGTTGTTGCTCAGCCCCTGCAGCGCCACTTGGTGGCGGATCGCTTCGGACTGCAGCAGGTCGTTGACCGAATCCATCAGACCGCCCCGACAGTGCCCAGGGCCGGGCCTTCCTCCTGCACGGCTTCAAGCTCCATCACGGCTTCGATGTCAGCAGCCAGCATGCCGCGCCGCTGCAGTTCCTTGATGGCCGTGGCCTTCGTGATGTACCCAGCCTGCTGCATGGAGATCACCAACTGAGCGCCGGCCTCGGTCAGCGTGGCCGCGCCGAAGTCCTTGAACAGGCTGGCATGACCGCCTTGCTTCTCATTCACCCAGGCCGCCATGAACTGCAGGGCCTGGTCGAGCGAGTCCTCGAACCCCTCGGTGATGCGCTGCAGCTCCGACTTGTTGGCCTCGGCGTCGTTGCTCGCCTCCGTGGCGCTACGCTGGCCGGGCTTCTGCACCAGCAACTCGGCGCCGGTCTGGATCATCTGGTCTTCCAGCGCTTCCAGCGACTTGGCGCCGGCCTCAATGGCTGCGCCCGTGTGCTCCACGAACTTGAGGTCACCATCCTTCGGCAGCCGCACCGCAGCGGATGCTCCGACCGTGAGTTGGGTTCCTCCAGTGCCGTCCATACCAGGGTCTTCGCCACCGATCAGCGCCAGAATGGGCACCCTGGCGACGTGCAGAATGGTGTCCTGGTCGCTCTGGCTCTGCCAGTGCTTGACGTTCAGGTAGGCCAGATCCAGCAGCGGAGACACGCCATCCATGAACCCGCGCTTGCGGCCGTAAACCGGAGCGAACGGGATGGCCTGCAGCGTTGTGGCGCCCTGCTCTTCCAGCACCCAGTCATCCTCAGCCTTCGCCCCGGGCATGTACACCGCCCAGGCGCCCGGCGTGAGCACGCGCACACGCGGCTCATGCTTGATGCCGAATTCGCCGTCGTCTTCTTCCTTGGTCTCGGCCAGCCGCAGCTGGGTCAGCACCGTGGCACCGTTGCTGCGCTGAGCCTTCCAGCCCAGGATCTGGCTGTGACGGATCGCCACCATGTAAGGGCGGGCGCCAATTGCGCGCTCATCGGCCAGCGTGCGGGCACCCGACACGCGAGGGTAGTCCACCAGGATGCCAGCCAGGCCGAAGCCCAGGGCCTCGTCCATCATCATCGCGGCGAAGGTGTGCAGGCTGTTGCCCTGCAGGTCAACGTCTTCGCACCAGGCCTTGATCTTGTCCTGGGTGTCTTCACCCAGCGTGATCTGCTTGCTGAATGGCTTACCGGACATCACGCCCAGAGTGCGGCCAAAGGCGGGGAACAGGGTCGCCGTGGCCAGGCGGGCTTCGTAGCTCTCCTTTTCCTCACCGGGCCACTTGGGCAGGAATGTGGTTCCCGCCTTGCGCATGGCCGCAGTTCCGCCCAGCAGGGCTTCGGCAATGGGCCAGTTTTGGGCCAGTGCCTGCACTTCGCTGGATTGGTTCTGTACTTTTTGGGCCATGTCTTCTTTCACACGCGCAGGGGCGCCACCGAAACCGTCCGCTTCACAATCGGCCAGCGCTTCACCAGGAAGTAGCCAACCGCGTCGTTCGGGTGGTCATGCCCCGTTGTCTTGTCGGGCTCGCCGTTCGTGCCCCATGCCTGCTGCTCCAGCGCCTCAGTGAGCGCCGGGCAGGCGTCCGTGTTGATCTTCCAGCGCCGCACGCCGTCGGCGTTCAGGGTCATGGCGTCAACGGCGTTCACGCGGTCCTTCACGGCTGGGTTCGTCGCGTTCACGCTGATCTGCAGACCTGCCTGCTTGAGGATGGTCAGATCCGACTCGCTGGCGTTCTTGCTGCTGGTGTTGCCGCCGCTGGCGTCCGGGTAGACCACCACAGGGTGGCCCTTGTCCACATACCGCTCTTTGAGCATGCGGGCCATGGTCGGCGTGTCCCGCACCTTGGTCAGTTCTTCCAGCGTCAGCGGCAGGTCGGCGCGGATCACGCTGACCACCGCCGTCATGTTGAGCACGTTGAAGTCCAGGCCGATGTGCAGCGCCTCTTTGTCCTTGATCTTCTCCGGCGTGTGGTTCAGCTTCCGGTCGAAGTTGGGGTACACGTTCCCGCTGGCCAAGTTCACGAACTGGCCGCGAATGTAGGCACTGATCAGCTGCGGGGGGTAGCTCGCCAGCAGTGACGGGATGTAGTCGGCTGGCAGGTTCTTCGCGTTCTGGTAGGTGCTGGCCTGCACCAGGCCGTACATCTCCTGCAGTGCGGGCTTGTCACGCAGCTGCTTCACAAACTGCTGATAGACGAACTTGAAACCCTCGGGCGTCGTCGTCACACTCACATCGTTGCGCAGCCCGTCCACGTTGTAGCGCATGCGGGCAATGATCTTGCGCCATGCCTGCTCGGCCTTGAGGATCGGCATCACGTCCAGCTCGTCAATCAGCGCCTTGCCGATCTTGAAACCCACGATGCTGCCGGGCTTCTCCATGGAGCGGCAGATGATGGTGCTGCGGTACTCGCCGCCGCTGTAAACGTGGACTTCCTTGTTGCTCTCGTGGATGTCCACTTCGAGGCCCCAGTCGTCGGCCACCTCTTCCATGGTCGGATAGAAGATGTCCCGGATCATCGGGTAGGTCGGCGCGAAGTAGCCTGCGTTCACGCCAGGCCACTCCCAAGCGAACTTGCACAGGTCGGCGCATCCGGTCCATGTCTTTCCAGAGCCGAACCCGGCGACCAGGGCTTTGAACTTCTTGTCCAGCCCCAGGAACTGCGCCTGCGGCTGATTGAGCCTAGGCATCCGGCGCGCTCGCGTCCACGACTTCCACCACCACACGCTTCGGCGGCGGCTTCATCTTTTGATTCATCTCCTTGATGCTGTCCTTGTTGGCCTGCAGCAAGTTCATGCCGATCTGGCTGGATTCGTTCGCCATGCGGGTGAGCACTGCAACGCCTTTCAGCGCCTCCATGCTTTCCTCGTCCAGCGGCGCAGCGTCATCGATCTCCTGCACCTTGGCGTGGGCGATACCTGAAAGCCTGTGCGCCGTGGCAGCGCCGAACTTCCCCGCCCCTGCCAGATGCGTGCTGATGGCGATCAGTTCGTCTGCGAGGTTATGCGCAGCAATCTGCGCGGAAATAGGCAGGGCCTTCAAAGCCTGCTCCGTCGCAACTATTTGATTTGCAACGGTTTTTATTTCTGCAACTTGCGCAGAAAAGCGGCCACGAATGGTGGCCTCGGACACCCCGAATTCCTTTGCAAGGGCCCTTCCTGATTCCCCAGCCAGCAGCCGTTTTCCGATCTGCTCCCACTGTCGTTCCGTGAGCTTTGACTTTCGGCCCATGGAAGACCCTTTCAACTATCTGTTGCGCGGCTACCCGAACTCAAAGCCTGTCGTGCCGTCATCGCGGGGCACCATGCGGGCCGTCTTGGCCAGGCGCTGCAGGGAGGATTCGAATTCCTCTTCGTACAGCCGTGGGTAGTAATCACCGAGGGATGCCGCCACAGATGCGGGCATAACAAATTCACTTCCGTGCTCGACGCCCCACGGCAACCCCCGACCTTCCAGCGCCACCGGACGGCGGCAATACTCACACTCAACAAATCCGGCGCGATAGCCAGCACCACACCCCGGGCAGGTGTCCGATTCTTTGCACTCGGTGATGATGTGCGTGGTGCGGTCGCTTCCAATGAATCGAACGGAGAGGATTTCCACGGTCAGGCCTTCAGCAGCGCCACCAAATCGGGCGCGGCGGAGATCACGATCAACTTCCCAGGCAGGTTGTTCGCAGTCGATTCGCCAAACATGTGCGCAAACGCCTCAGCGAATGGCCCGCCTTCCGACCGCCGTGCAACGATCATCTTGCGGCCCTGGTCGTCCTTCCATTCCTCCATGCCGTTCCACTTGGAAACGCAGGTGAAACGGATGCCCTTCACTTCGAAAGACTCGGCGCGGGTGTATTCCAGTTCCATGGTCCATCCTCATGTTCTGCCCGCCATCGGACTACCCTTGCGGGCTGGCTGCTGCCGTCGCCACTCTGCTGATAACGGCTGGGCAGCCGCAGGAGACCCGTTCAGCTTCCGGGGGAGTTGTAGGTTGTGGGCGCGCAGCCAGTGGACAAAAGCCATAGATGGTGACGCTGCGGCCCACGAACGAAAAAGCCCGCATGGCGTGAACCTATGCGGGCTTAGTAAGGGTGGTCAATCTATGCGGATCGCTGCAATCGCAATACGCAGTACGGAATCTTTTCCGGCTCGAAGATCGGCGTGTCGTCAAACGTTGCAGTGCACCGCACTACAGAACCACCAGACCTGAATGCAACTGGTGCGCTACCAACCCTGCGGAGCGCTTGGAATCCAATCAGTGTGGGTTCTTCAGCGACATGAACCGGCGATCCACTGAAGTAGTCGTCAGCCTCTGCCTGCAATGAGATTCGCTCCCATCCACCCGCCGTTTCTATCTCAAGCATGTGATCCTTGGTGTCATCTGCGCTGGCACCGCACCCTGCGCAAGCAGGGTAGTCCTAACGCCAATGCTGACTAATGGCGGCGACTATGCCATATATTTTCAGGTTGTGCAACTGGTGTGCAGTTTATTTTTCAGCATCGTCCTGCCCGCATCCACAAGATCAGCCAGCCCTTGCTTGCTCACCCCCAGATTGCGGGCCATTGCCACGGGGTTGCCGGCGTGCACATAGTTCCAGCGGATGGCGTCTCGCTGCTTCTCTGGCAGCGCGGCCACGGCCTTCTCTACCAGCACGGCGTCGAGGGTGTCCACCGGGTTCTGGATCGCCGGGGCCTCCCATTGACGGGCCTTGCTCTGGTACATGCGGAACATTGGGGCGGTCTGCCAGCCATGCGGCCGCACGATCACCCAGCGGCGCCAGTTCTCCATACGCTCGTGGATTGCTTTGTGGTGGTCCGGGACGTGGTTGTAATCGACTATCTCTTGTACGCGCATCAGCATGTTCTCCCTTTCAGTTCATCCAAATCGTGTGCAGCGCTGGCCGCAGGCGGATCGCCCGGGCCACGGTTGTTTCAATGGGCGCCGCCTCAACGGGCGTGACCATGGGCTGCTGCTCGTCCTTGACTGGCAGCCCTTCATAGACCGTGAATCTGTGAAGGTTCGCGCACTCGATGCGGCGGGCTACGGCACCCGTATGGCGGCGGCGGGTTTCCAGGACTTCGGTCCAGGCGCCGCAGATTTCGCAGGGTGGCGGCTGGTAGGTCATTCGGCCGCTCCTGCCGCCTTGGGCCAGACGCCCATGGCCTGAATCCGGCGCTGGGTGTCGGCAACCCATGCGGGCTCGATCAGGCGGCGGGCCTCCTTGCTGAACAGCGCGCCCTGGTCGAAAAGGGCGTGGCATCCGCGCTGCCCTGGGCGGTCGGCACATAGGGGGAAGGTCTGCAGGTCGCAGGCCTTGGTGCCCATGCCTTTCCCGGTATTGGCGTGCGCGGCTTGGCTGTGGCCCCAGACGCCGCAGTGCAGGCATGGGAGCTGGGCAACCAGGCGCAGATAGGCTTTGCTGCGGATTGGCGTGTACTTCGGAGTGGCGGCGACAGTGACCGCCACCGGCTGCGGCGCGCGGAACGCACCGGGCGTGACCGTGGGCATGGCGCGCACGCGGTCTGGGTCGCGCTGCTCGCGGCGTGGTGCGCGGGGGCGGAAGCCGGTGCGCTTCATCGGCTGATCCTCGTCATCTTTCCGCAGTGGTCGCACTTCGTGCGCGAGCGCTCGGCCAGCCGCTTCATGGAGTCTTGGTAGGCCTCCAAGGTCCGCATCCAGCGGTTTTCAGCCTTCATGAGTTGCTCCAGCACAAACATGGGAGCCACTTCCTCGCCGCACTTCTTGCACCGGCACTTCCCTGCGTCCACATCCACCTCAAAGGAAGTGAATGTGTGCTGGCACTTGTCGTATGGGACGGGCTGCAGCATGGCGCCCTCTTCTGCCGTAGGCCGGGCCTTGACCGGTAGTTCCAGAATGTTGGTCTGGCTCGCGTCGATGGGTGGGAAGTTCATCCTTGCATTCCTCCGACAATTTCCCCCGTATCCGGGTCCACCTGCATCCCCTCCCACTGCTGGTAGGTGGCGGGGAACGTCACGCCCAGCTCGGTCGCCGCAAAGGCGCTCACCCGGTCAATCAGCTGGCTGTATCCCTTCACGCCCAGGTCTTCGGTGCTCACGCGCTGGCGCGTCCTGCTCTTCTTCCCCGTCAACGGGTTCTTGGTCGTGACGGTCTTGAAACCCAGGTACTCCTTGCGGAAGTGCTCCTTCCACACCGCCAGCGGGTACTGCTGGCCGTTGGGCCGGGCCTGCTGGGCGATGCTCTTGAGCACCACGCCGTGGTAGTAGCGGCGCTGGCGGTCGGTCTTTGCGTCCTCATGAAGCCGGACCTCGACGTGCAGCCGGTGGCCAGCGGCCCACATGGACTTGCACCAGGGCGCGACCACGTTCTTGAAGTGCTGGCCGGCCTGCACGGGTTCGTTCCAGGCGCCGGAGATTGCGAGATCAGCCATGCGCCACCTCCACCCGCACCATGCCGCCCACCTCATCCGCCTTGGCGATGGTCAGGGACCAGTGCTTGTCGTCCACCCCCAGCACGTCGGCTAAGCCGTCCAGGCCAGACTTCATGCGCGCGAGCAGGTTGTCCAGGTCGTAGGCCCGGCGGGTCGGGGGAACGAACACCAGGGAAACGTGCAGCTTCTTGGCGTCGCTGCGGGCGGCGCCCTGCTGGCGGGCAGTGATTACGCAGGCGTGGCGGTATGCCTTCTTGGCGCGCGAGAGCGCGGACCAGTGCTGGCGGGTATTTGGGCTCAGGGCCGTGGGCGGCCATGGCAGGGTAAGGTGCAGCACGGTCACGCGGTGCGCCCTCCCCTTGCAAACCGCAGCTTGCCCACGGCGTTGCGCTCCAGCAGCCGGTGACGCACAAGGCTGTCCATGTGGTTCTGGGCCGCGTTCAGCGACTTCCAGCCGAAGTGATCGTTGATGCGGTGGATGGGCGGCAGCTGATCGTTCTCAGCGAAGAACTCGCGGCAGTAGGCAAGCACTGCCAGCGCCTTCTCCGTCGGTTCCTTGGCTGGACCGCGCACGCCCTTAGCTTTCGGCTTGGCATGGCCGCGCAGTTCTGCGGCGATGGCGTTTGCTTCTTGCATGTAGCTCACATGGCACCTCCGAAAAGATCCAGGGTGCGGGTGTCCCTCTGTACGCGACTGGTTGCATCGAACAAGCGGGCAGCGCGGCGTTTAGGTTCGATCAGACCAGCCTTGCGCGCGCACACGCGGCCAAAGGGTTGGGCGCCGATGACCACAGCGGGGTGCAGGGTGACGCGGCCGCAGCGGGCGCAGTGCAATTTCTGGGTCATGCCGGGCTCCCGAATGCGCGGGCGCGGCCCTTGGGCGTCAGCCGGTAGCGGCAGCGGAAGTGCTTGGGCCCGCCGGGCGTGTCCAAGTCGCCCGAGCGCTTGAGTTCATCGATGGCCTGCAGGACGTGAATACGCTGGCCGCCCATCACCTCGAAAATCTCGTCGCGGTACAGCGGCTCGACGGCGAGCAGCTTGCGGAGTGCGGGGGCGCGGGTCATGCTGCAAGCCCTTTCGCCATGGCCTCATCAACCCGGCGCTGGGTTTCAGCCTTGCGGCGCTGCAGGTCCTCCTCCTCGGCGCGCAGCTGTTGCTCGCGGGCAAGGCGGCGGCGCTCGGGCGCGCTGGCCAACTCATCACGCAGCTGAGCCAGCCGGGCGCGCACATCCGGCGACGCGTCCACTGTGGGTTCAACCTTGCCCGCCAGCAGCGCGACGGGGTTGAATGCCGGGGTGAAGCCCAGGGAGGGAAGGTGCTCGGCGGCCTTTTCCTTGGTCAGGTAGCCAAGCTGCACGGCCTTCTCCACGGCCTGGCCGCGCAGCTCGCCATCCCAGCCAACGGAAACGGTGACCTCGGGCAAGCGGCGCTCATCCCGCGCGGTGCGCACCAGACGCTCATAGGCGCTGATGAAGGCCATGCGCGCGCCAACCAAGTCGCCCTCGGCCGCCACATCGCGGGCCACACCCCAGGCCTCGGCCATTTCGCTTGTCCACACCACCGTGGCGCGCTCATCCAGGGCGTTCAATGCCATGGCCCAAGCCTCGTTGGCGCCGGGCCGGCCCATCACCTCGTCAATGCGGTCCAGGATGGCCTTTGGCGTCAGGCGGCCGGTGTGCTCCGTGCGCACGCGGGCCATGGCCTTGGCAAGCACCTCACGCGGATAGCAGCACAGGTCGTCGGCAAGCATGGCGGCCGCCGTTGGCGACACCTGCTGGCCCAGCAGCTCGGATGTGCCGATCAGTTGCTTGATCAGCCAGTCCAAATCGTTGTCGTTCAGCATGTCGATGCCTCCGCCCGGCGTTGACGCAGGATGGCCATAGCCTCATCCGCTGCGTCGAAGTTGGACTGGGATTGGTCGATCTGGTTGGCCCGGGTGCCCGTCATGGCGGTCCCTGCGGCCCACTGGGTGCGGTAGCCCTCGGCGCCCGACAGCAGCAGGCCCACGTCGTGCACCTTGCGCACCACGAACGAATCGCTCACGCGGTCCACGTAGAACTCGGCCACGGCTGGCGATTCGGCATGCCCGATGCGCATCACGAATTGCTTGACCTTCGCGTTCACCGACTGGTTGCGCACGGGCTTGGCGCCGTAGCGGCGCTCGTAGGCATCGCTGTACGCGTTCCAGGTGGCCCGGCATGCAGCCTGCAGGGCAGTTTCTTTTTCGTCCACCAGCTCAGCCTTGACCTTCACGGCAGGCGGCGAAGCTGGCTGCAATGATTCAGTGACGGTTCTATTACGGTTCAACTGATGATTTGGGTGCGCCATCTGCACCCCTAGAGGTGCGCCATCTGCACCCCCTGGTGCGCCGTTTGCACCACCCGGTGCGCCATCTGCGGGGGGTGCGCCATCTGCGGGGGGTGCGCCGTTTGCACCGGGTGCGCCATTTGCACCCCTAGGCTTTGTGCGTCCACGGGCTGCGGGAGCCTTGGAAGGGTCGAAGCGAGCGGGGGTAATGGTGTAGCTGGTGCTGGTGTTGGCGCGGTAGGTGCGGAAGACTAGGCCCACGGCCTGCAGCCATGCGAGCGCGTCCTGCACCGCGCGCTCCGACAGGCAAGTGCGCTTGGCAATAGTGCCCACGCCCGGCCAGCACACACCGTCGTCGCTGGCCTGATCTGCCAGGGAGATCAGCACAGACTTCTGCGAAGGGGACATCCCCTCCAATGGCCAGCAGGCCGCCATGATGATGGTGCTCACACAGCCTCCCACACCCGCGCGCCACCACGGATCAAATCCATGCCGCCACGCTGCACAACCTGTGCTTTGCCGGCCTTCTGCAGGTCGGGCAAGCGGCGGTCGATCTGCACCACGGTCAATCCGGTGATGCTCTGCAGTTCGTGGGCGGTGGCTTGGCGGCCGTTGGTGAGGGCGGCCAGGATGCGATCGCAGTGGTTGCCCGCGAACTTGATTGCGCGCTCGGCTGCGAGAACGCTGGAGAGAGGGTCGCTTGCGCGGACCAGGTGCTGGGCTTGCATGGGAGCGCCTTTTCCGTAACGCAAAAGTACAGCCGCCGCTGCGGGCGGGTTTACTTGGCGCGTGGTGTGAATGGGAGAACCCGCGATGGAGCCTTGGGGCGAACGAATCGCGCCTGGATGCCCTGCTGGGTCAATTGCGTGCAGGCTTGCTCCAGCGTCAGCCCGTGCTGGTCCGCGTACTGCTGGACCTTGCGCGCGTCGGCCTCCGACAGCTGCACTGTCGTGGTGGGATTGGTGTGCACAGCTGCTCATTTCCGTTACGAGGTTGGAACGGGAGAGAAACTAAGCAGTTGCTCGCATTTCAGTAGCGGCAGCTCCAGAATTCGCCACATGCATCTGCTTCGCCAACGCCTCCATCAACAGCTCACGAATGAACGTGCTGGGCTGCATGTTGTTGATTTCGCTGACAGCCTCGATCACGCGCATCTCTGCCGCGTTGAGGCTCAGATTGACTCGCTTGACACGAATGGCTGCGGGGTCGGCGTACATGGTGGTGGCTCCGGGTGGTTTTGTTGGGCTGGGTTGGTGGGCATCGCCGATGGCGATTCAGGAATGGGCGCCCGCCCTCTTCCGCTGGACAATGGAAGTGCAACCAACCAAGCCAATGAAAGGGGCAGACATGTCAGTGAAAGACGGGAAGTACCAGACCTTCGACCAAGGTGCGATACAAGCGCTGGAGCTGGCGATCTGCACGCTTGTGCGCGTGTTGCCAGAGCCTTCAAAACGGGCATTCATCGCTGCGTATCCTCAAAACGTGGAGAACTGGAGCGACACAGCCCTGCCATCCACAGCCATATCCGACGAATGGCTGACGGGGTTACGAGAGACGGCAGCGGGCCTGCTGCGCGTCGCGAAGTCGTAGCGCCCCCACGGGCGGCGATCTCGGAAGCGATGAATTGCTTGGAGATCACTGCCTCGCCTTCTCGCAAGCAGGTGCTTTCAGCCATGGGCGGCCTCCTTGGCTTCGCGGCCCAAATCAATCTCGCCACGGTCCACCGCTGCGAAGTAGTCCAGCAGTGGCTGGATCGTCTGAACCCGCGGGTTCTCGCGACTTCCGTAAACGAACTTGCGGATGAAGCTCAAGGCGACTCCGGTGTGCGCGGATATGGATTCAAAGCGGGAGGCGCCAGCCTCACGAAGTCGGCGCTTCAGCTGATCAGCAATGGGTTCAATGGTGTTGGTCATGGCTCTTAATACCGATTTCGGTTTAAGTGTGCCATACCGCTTTCGGTTTGCCAAGCACAACAATGGGTCTATGACCAAAAAAGCTCTGCCGGAACCTGAGAGTCGTAATGACGCCCTCGCCTGGCATTTCCGGCGCATTGCCGGAGAGCGCAGCATTGAGGTGCTGCGCATGCATATGAAAGAAGCTGGCTACGACATCGGGGCGGGAACGCTGTGGCGGATGTCGCGCGGGGAAGAGGGAGTGCGCGCCACCTCAATCAAAAAGCTCGCTGCTTTTGATGGCCGGGAGCCAGACGAACTTCTGCGCATGCCAGAACGGGAGTTGACGCTGGAGGAAGTTCAGGACTCCTTGCAATGGCGCCCCTCGGTTATTGCACCGGCCTTCGCGCAGGCGCTGGAGGTGGTTATGGATGCAATGGCGAAATCCACAGCCAAGGCCGAGTTAAAGCAGTTGCTACCCATGCTGGTGGACACAAATGCTGCAGCCTATAGGGCGAGACTGGCCGAACTCCTTCAGCCAGGATCGGCACCAATTCCCGGGCCTGAGTCGAAGGACTTTCTTCCGCCAGTCCCCCCGCCCATCTTCGATAAATCCAACCAGCCCTCATGAGCCAGATGTCATTGCTGCCCGTCGTTCTCGTGGACGAGCAGCCGCCAGAGCCTGGCGCCAGCAAGGATTTGTTGTGGATCGGCCTGGATGAACAGGACAGGCGGTACGCGCTCAAAACGGTCGAGCCGGGGCACAAATACCTGCCGCTTACTGAATGGCTCTGCTACCAACTTTGCGGGCTGGCTGGCATCATCACCCCAGATTTCGCAGTCGTCACCCGTCTTGACGGGACCGAAGCATTCGGGTCGCGCTGGGAGGAAACCGCGAGGCAGTTCTCCCCTGGGAAAGTGTCAGACGCCGAATTCATCGGATGGCTGGCGCGGGCCCGGGCTGATGTTTCCGCCATGTTCGCGCTTGACGCTTTCATGCCCAACGATGACCGGCATCTGGGCAACATTCTGTTCACTCAGTCTGGCGCACGGCTGCGCGCATTGGCGTTCGACTGGTCACGTACTCGCATTTTTGAGCCGTGGCCGTGGGCTGCAGGATGTAACAGCGCCATGGTGTGGCAGTGGCTCATGGGGCCCAATCCGCCACTGGTGAACCTCAAGGAAACCCAGGACCGAATGGACCGCATACAAGCCATTACCGGTCAACAGGTTGAAGCAATTTTGGAAGCAGCCCCAGAGCTTTGGCGCGATAATTTCGACTGCGCCGCCGCCGGCCGGTGGTGGCAATCTGAGTCTTCCAAAAGGGCAGAGCAGGCCGTCAAGCTACTCATACCATGACCCCGAACATAGCGCATTATGGAGTGCTTTCTCACTACCCGCAGCCGAACAGAACAGAGCATGCCAACATTGGCATCGTCGTTTTCTTGGCTGATGGATCGGTGCGTGTTCACTTTGGGCAGGACTTGAAGAAACTGCGGGCCATGGACCCGCAGGTTGATCTGGATGCTGTGAGGTCCTGGGAAACCGGGCTGCCGAAGATGCTTGCGGGCCAAAATTTGGAGCAGGCCACCACGTTCTTGCAGCACTTCGGCCAATGGAAACTTTCGGGCAACCTCGGAAAATTCTCCTACACGGACGAAGACAACTACCTGCTGCGTGTGGCCAACGCCTTGCACAGCCTCGTTGCCGCGCCGAAGAGCGACCGCCGCGAGCGCCCCGAGGTGTCGCGGCTGCATATGGATCTCAAAACAGCCTTTAGCGCCAAAGGCTGGTTGGGCCGCGATATCCACAATCACGAAATCGTGGAACGCTATCGCATCGGGCCCATGACAACCGCAGAGTTTGCTTTGCAGAATGGGCGCCTGCACGTCATCGAATCGCTTGACCTGCGCACAAGCAATCCATCGGCCAAACGAAATGACGCGCGCTCCAAGGCGCTGACTCTGGACATGGCGCGGAAGGCCGCAGAGAACACGGCCCGCTACGCGATCTTGGCAGGCATCGACAGCCCCATGATGAGCGAGGCAAAAGACCTGATGGCTGGTTACAGCGAGCATGTTTTCACCTGGGAGAGCGCCGCTGATATGAACCAGCTGATGGCAATGCTGGGCAAGGCGACAGGCAAGCCAGGCATGCCCATGCCGCTACCCCACTGACTGCGCTTCGATCTTTCTGCGTCATGTCGTCAGAAGCCACCTTCGGGTGGCTTTTTCATGTCCTCGATCACTGATGGGTTGTTACCTTTTGCGACCAGTATATCTGTATATTTATACAGTCTTTATGTCACCCATCACTATTTCTTCCCCAGTCAAGGCCACGATCCTGACGCTGTACGCCCACGGCAGCAGGCGACCGTTCGCCAGCAAGGTGCACCAGGACACGGGCGAGCTGACGGTGGTGCGCCTGGAGGGTCGATTCGGCACGGTCCCTGCCCTGCACTTGGCCAGCTTCCACCCCCACCGCCTGTTCGAGCCGCGCATCGTGGACATGGTGGCCGGGGAACTGGAGATCCACGGCATGGAGCGCCTAAAAGATGGCAGCTGGGTCGCCCAAGCATGGCGGGTACGGTTCGGGGATTGAGCAACCGTTTCTAGCAGCCCCTCTGGCGTGGGCTTTTGGGCTGAACCTGACTACGTATGCGAGTAGGTAGTTGCGGTCATCAATTTCATACCGATTTCGGTTGTATTGAAATACCGATTTCGGTACAGTTATACCCATCGCAGCCACAAAGCCGCGACGGGTGCCAAGCCATCGAGCGGTCACCGACTGGATCCTTAAACCCGCGAGCGGATGAACTGGCGCACTTGATGAAAGCGCCCTGCCCCTGTGATCTGTCGGCAGAAGAAAAAGACAGGTGGCGCGAGAACACCTCGCGGACATGGCCCAGCTGGGCCAGATCAAAAAAGCATATTTCGCCACCCGGGGCGGTCAAAGCCGGGACAACAGCAGCTGGAGCCTGAGCAATCGGGGAGATGCCAGCGCGGAGGCCTTGGAGACAGGGCCGAAACCAGAGCCTTGCGTGCAGGGCTGTGGTTTTCAAGGAGCAAGACATGGCACTCGACCACGGAATTTTGAACCTGCCACTCAAGGCTCGCGGCAACTTCCATGCAGAGCTTGACCGCTACAAGGCCGAAAAGGCAGCAGAAAAGAAGGAGGCGGCAAGAGAGGTGGCAAGGCGACACAAAGAGCAGCAAGCGCAAGCCAAAGAAAAGATCGCTGAAATGTCGGATGAGCGTGCGCAGGAGTTGATGAAGAAGCTCAACCTGACGCGCATCCAGCTGGATAAGGAACTCAACAGCATTGCCCACTGGAAGCCATCCGTCATCCTGCGCGGCATCTGATTTTTAACCACCGTCCCGGCCAAGCGCCGGGGCCAAACCGAGCAGCGGCAAAACACGATTAGCCAGCATGAGCTCCCAATACTGCAACCCGGCCGGGCCTAGGCGGTTAGTAGGAGCAAGCAACAGTGCATTCCTTCCCGTGTGACACCTCGGAGAGACGAGGACCATCAACCAAGCAGCACTGGTGTGTAAGCGGGAGGCATCCCGTGAGTTGTGCAGCCAGTTCGACTCTGGCACATAGCGGTCGCGCCTGTCGGTTCGATTCCGACCCTGCTTGGTTGATGGTGAATTGCAGCCATCTTTAATCCCTCCCCTCCTGCCATGCGCAGGGGTTGCCCACCTCGGTGGGCTTTTTCTTTTCTGGAGCACCCATGGCCCGCAAGTATTCGTGCACCGAGGAACGATTCCTCAAAGACGCAGCAAAGCACCAGATGGAAGTGGTGCGCGACGACGGCGTGAATCGCCACCTGCGGTTCAAGAACCCGGAGTCCAACGCCTACTGGTTCGACATCATCACTTGGCCCGGAACGCTGTGCGTTGACGGCGACATGGGCACCTTTGTGTTCCGACGCCTGCACGATATGTTCGTGTTCTTCCGCACGGACCAAGAGCACTACAACAACACCGGCCGCGCAGACCAGCTGGCAATCAATCCCAGCTACTGGGACGAAAAGCTGCGTGCCCCAGCGCCGCGCGACGCCCAGGAGTTCAGCGCCGACAGCTTCCGTCAGCACGTCCAAGAAGCGTTCGACAACTGGGCAGAGAGCAGCAAACCGGATGACGATTGGAGTTCCGAGGAAGAGCGGGACCAGTTCCACGATGACAAGGCCAAGCTGTGGGACGCCCTGAAAGATGAGGTGCTCGCGCTTGCTGATGATGGCTCTGTGCGCGCCTACGACGCCGCCCGCGACTTCCATTGCGATGACGTGCCCGGCTTCAACCTGGAGGACTGCTGGGAGTGGGATTGCCGCGTCTTCAAGTTCGACTTCCTCTGGAACTGCTACGCCATCGCGTGGGCCATCAAGGCCTACGACAAGGCCAAGCAGCCCGCCACCGCGACCTAACCCCCAGCCCTCCCAGTGAGGGCTTTTTCTTTTCCCGCCCAGGAGGCGCAAATGCACAACGTCAACACCCTGCTGCAGCCGTTGCTGAGCATCCCTGGCGCACCGCCGCCGATCAGCCAGCAGGAGCTGCAGCGCCTGCGCAAGCAAGCCTGGGCCGATGTGGCGGCGCTGGAGGCCAGCGACAACCGCTACCACCGCGCGCTGGTGGATCAGGTGCAGCACAACGCGTACATGGGAGTGCGGTCATGAAGATGGCGAAGCCCTCAACACGCGACATCGATGCAGGCTATGACCTGATGGGCATCCTGAACGCCATTGATGCACGCTGGGGTGGTCCGTGGGCCACCGAAGGCCCCGACGATCTGGATGCCCTGGACGGGGATTTCGACGCCGACGAGCCTTCGCACCTGCAAGCGCTCTACAACCACTTGGCGAAGCTGCTGCGCCGGGCGCCCGGCTTTCATGGGCGCGTGCTTGGCGGCATGTGTGCCGTCATCTGCTACGAGCGCAATGTGTTTCTCGATCCTGCTCTGGACTACCTGGAACTGCACCCGGATGTTCTGGCCGGGCTGGAGTTGCTGGAGTCCGCACGCGCCGACTTCTTCCCTCGCCTGGAGCGCGAAGCACGCGCAGCGGTGGCTGAAACCATTGAGCGCGCTGCAGCCCGCCACCTGCGAGAGATGCAAGGCGGTGCAACGTGACCGACCCAATCCAAGACCACACCGACCGCCTTCTTGCCTTCGCTGCATCCCAAGCAGCCCAGGCAGAAACAAAGCGCCACAACGAAGCCGCCACCCAGCGCCAGAGAGAGGCTGCGGCCATTGGGGCGGGGCTGGACCCGGACGCACTTGAGCAGGGTGAGCCGTCATGACCAGCCCCGTGTTCAAGCCTGACCTGAATGCAGAGCCGTGGGCGCCCATCGCAGAAGAGGCCCGCGCGCGCTGGCGCCGGGTGACGCCGTACCGCCTCGGATATCTCGCAGGCCTGCGGAACCCCGCAGTTCTCAACCCGTACCACCTCCCTCTGTCAAGAAACGCCTTCAAGCGTGGCTTCGACTACGGGCGGGACGAAGGAAAGAAACCATGAAATACGCCATCACCCTGATCGCGGTAGTAGCCGCCCTTGGCCTGGGCGCCGTGGCAGCGCACGAGCCCGACCCGACACCAGAAACCGAAGAGCTGCGCGCCGCCCGTGACTCTCGCGCCTGGGCTCTCCAGCAGTTCCAGCGCCGTGCCTGCCGCCCTGGCGAGACAGCCGTGTGGGTTGCTGACAAAGAGGCTGATTGCCTGCGTGAGGTGCGGCCGTGAGCGCGGGGCACACGCCCGGGCCGTGGCACCGCTTCGCGGTCTATGCCCACACCGAGATACTGACCCAGACCGGCGAGCTGGTCGCCGTGGTCGGTTCAGACGCGCTGCGTGCAAATCGGTCCCCGAATGCGCGCCTGATAGCTGCAGCGCCCGACTTGCTGGAAGCCGCCCAGGCCGCCTGGAACTGCATCGGAGAGCTGCCGCCAACGCAGGCCCGGGTCGAAGTCGCGCAGCTGCTACAGGCCGCCATTGAAAAGGCGATTGGAGTACAGCCATGAACCGCCTCCGCGACTTCGCAATGCTGTACCGCATCTACCGACAGTGCAACGGACCCATCCGCGCACTGCGCATGGCGTGGCTGGTGACGCGGGACTGATGCAATGGACTGCCCCACCGGGAAAGTGGTGCACACCCTCAAAACCGCCAAAGCCGCCAGCAAGCGCGCACGGCGCCGCACCGAGAAACCCCTTGTGCCCTACCAATGCAGCCTTTGCGGCCAGTGGCATGTGGGCCAGAGCAACGGCATGAAACGCCGGGTCAAGACCATCTACGACAACCACCAATTGAGGTTCACATGAATGCAGTCACCACCACCGAGAACAACGCCCTGGCCCCGCGCGGCATGGGCTTCGACCTGAGCCCGCAAACCTTTGAGCAGGCAATGAAGTTCAGCCACATGCTGGCCGAATCCGACCTGGTGCCCAAGGACTTTCGGGGAAAGCCCGGCAACTGCCTGATTGCCATGCAATGGGGTTCTGAACTGGGCTTGAAGCCGCTGCAGGCCCTGTCCAACATTGCCGTGGTCAATGGCCGTGCTGCGCTGTGGGGTGATGCGGTGATCGCACTGGTGCGCAGCAGCCCACTGTGCGAATACGTGCAGGAGTCGGACGACGGGCACACAGCCACCTGCCGCGCTAAGCGCCGGGGCGAACCCGAGCAGGTGGTGACGTTCAGCATGGACGACGCCAAGCAGGCCGGACTGGCGGGCAAGCAGGGCCCATGGTCGCAGTACCCCAAGCGCATGCGCCAGATGCGTGCCCGCGCCTTCGCCCTGCGCGATGTGTTCCCTGACGTGCTGCGCGGTATGCCGGTGGCCGAGGAAGTGCAAGACATGCCGCCCGAGCGGCACATGGGCATGGCCGACGAAGTAACGCCTGCAGCCCAGCGGGTTACCGCGCCGCCAGCAGAGTGGGCAGCAGACCGCTGGGCCAATGGACTGGTCAAGTGGGTTGACGGCATCGTGAACGGTGGCAAGTCCATCGAGGATGTTTTGGCCTGGTTGCGCTCCAAGGCCACGGTATCCGAGGCCCAAGAAAAGCAACTGCGGGAAGAAGTAGCAAAGCACTCTCAAGCAGCAGCGCCCAGCGTCAACCCTGACGAGTTGGCCAAGTCCATGCAGGAAGCCACCGACCTAGACACGCTTTACGAGCTGGCCAGTCGCATGGACGCCATTGAAGACCTGAACCAGCGCCAGCGCGTTGGCGCAATTTTTGACGCCCGCGTGGCGGAACTTGAAGGACAACCATGAACATCGAAAACCGCACAACCCACAACGTCGCCCAAGGTTCTCCCGAGTGGCTGGCGCTGCGCGCAGGCTTCTACACGGCTTCCGAGGCCCCAGCCATGGCGGGGGAAAGCCGGTACGCAAAGCGAGAGGAATTGATCGCTGCCAAGGCTACGGGGATCACGCAGGAGCCCGACAGCTTCAAGCAGGCCCTGTATGACCGTGGCCACGCAGCAGAAGCCGCAGCACGACCGCTGGCCGAGGAAATCATCGACGATGACCTTTCGCCAGTGACCATGACCGCCATGGTGGACGGCCTGCCATTGCTTGCCAGCATGGACGGCCTGAACTTTGACGGCACGATCGGGTGGGAAACCAAATTGTGGAACGAGGCGCTGGCTGCTGACGTGCGGGCCAACACACTCAGCCCCCACTACACGCTGCAGATGGATCAGCAGATCCTGGTCAGCGGAGCCGAGCGCATCCTGTTCACATGCTCTGACGGCACTCCAGAGCGCACGGTTTCGTGCTGGTACGAATCGACGCCAGAGCGCAGCGCGCAGCTGGTAGCTGGGTGGAGGCAGTTCGCAGCCGATCTGGCCGCCTACGTTCCACCCGAGGCCAAGTCCGCCCCAGTGGTGGCCGATGCCATGGAAAGCCTGCCCGCCGTGTCCATGCGCCTTGAAGGCAAGCTGGCCGTAATCTCCAACCTGCCCGACTTTGCTACCCAACTGCGCGCCTTCATTGAGCGCATCCCGGCCAAGCCCGACACTGACCAGGACTTTGCCAATGCCGAGTTCGCGTGCAAGGCGCTCAAGCGCGCAGAGGATGCGCTGACGGCTGGCGAAGATGCCGCCCTGGGCGAAATGGTGGACTTTGAAGCCATGCGCCGCCAGGTGCGCGACCTCAAGGAACTGGCCCGCATCACGCGTCTGGCCACTGAAAAGCTGGTGACAGCCCGCAAGGAGCAGATCCGTGGCGAGATCGTGGCCGGCGGCATCGCCGCCCTGCGCAAGCACATCGACGAGCTGAACGCGGCCATGCCAGTGAACTACATGCCCCAGGTTCCCGCCGACTTCGCAGGTGCCATCAAGGGCAAGCGAACAGTGGACAGTTTGCGCAGCGCCGTGAACGACGAGCTGGCCCGCGCCAAAATCGCCGCCAGCGAGATCGCCAACCGCATCCATGCCAACGTCAAGACGCTGCAAGCCAGCGGGCTGGTGGTGCACGACACCGCGGCCCTGGTGCTCAAGGCCCCTGACGATCTGGCCGCGATCATCGCCAACCGCGTCACGGCAGAGCAGCAGCGCCAGGAGGCAGAGCGCGAGCGCATCCGCAAGGAAGAAGCAGACCGCGCCGACCGTGAGGCGCGCGAGAAGCTGGCGGCCGAGGAACGCGCAGCGCAGGCAGCCATCACGCAGGCGGCGAAGGCGGAAACGCTGCACCCCGCAGTGGCGGCAGACCTGGGCGGCCTGGTGCGCGAGCAGCACACCGAGGCGGTGGCAACACTGGACGCCCAGCAGGTGATTGGGACCGCGCAGCGCATGGCTGCCGCTCCGGCTGCAGCGCCTGCAGTACCAGCAGCACCCGCCGAGCGCACCGGCCCGCCCACGCTGAACATCGGGACGATCAAGGAGCGCTTGGCCCACATGACCGTGACGGCGGAAAACCTGCGCGCCCTGGGCTTTGCGCCCGCCGGCCGCGAGCGTGCCGCACCGCTGTACCACGACGAGGATTTCCCCGAGATCTGCGAAGCCATCGCAGCGCAGGCCCTAGCCGCCAAGGCTGAGTTCCTGAAATCCCGGGTTGCTGTCGCAGCCTGATCCCACCCAACCCCGCAACCAAGGCCCGCCACGCGCGGGCCGCTTTCATTCTGGAGATCACCGTGAACATCAAACGCATCGAACCCGCCGCTTTCTCTGACGAGCCTTACACGCCCATTCCCATGGCGCCTGTCACCAGCAACCAAGTCGCCTGCATCGGCTACGACCCCAGCACCAAGACGCTGGCCTGCCAGTTCACGCGCGGCCCTGGCCACATTTACCACTACCCCAACGTGGAGCCCGAGATGCACGCCAAGTTCGTGGGCGCCGAGTCGATCGGCGCATTCTTCGGGCAGCACATCAAGCCGCTGCCGTTCAAGAAGTTCCCGGCGCCCAAGGCCGAGGGTGAAGAGGCCAAGGCCGCAGCCTGACCACCCGTAACCCCAAACCCCAAACCCCAAACCCCGAGCCACCTGCCGAGGTGGCTTTTTCACACCTGGAGAACCGCATATGCGCATTGATGATGAAGTCCTGGCCGTGCTGAGCGCCGCCCAAACCGAGGGCTGCAATGTGTTCCTCACCGGCCAGCTGGACCGCAAGCTCTACGACCGCACGAACAAGGTACTTGAGGCCGCTGGCGGGAAATGGAACCGCAAGGCGCGCGCCCATGTCTTCGCGGCCGACGCTTCGGACCGCATGGACCAGATCATCCTGAGCGGCGCGGTGGAAGTGCCCAAGGACGAGTTCAACTTCTTCCCGTCCCCGCCCGCCGTGGTGGCGCGGCTGATTGAGCTGGCCGACATTGAGCCCGGCATGGTTTTGATGGAGCCGAGCGCGGGCCGTGGCGCCATCGCCCTGGCTGCCGCCGATGCGGGCGCCACCGTGGACTGCTGCGAGTTGATGCAAGAGAACCACGCGCACCTGCTGGCCCAGCCCGGGCTGCGCGCCGTCACGCGGCAAGACTTCCTGGCCGTGCCCCCTGAGCAGTTTTATGACCGCGTGGTAATGAACCCGCCGTTCATGAAGCAGGCAGACATCAAGCACGTCACCCACGCCCATAAGTTCCTGAAACCGGGCGGGCTGCTGGTATCCGTGATGTCCGCAGGCGTCACCTTCCGCACGGATGCGCGCACCAAGGCCTTTCTCGCGCTGGTTGAAGACCGGGGCGGCTATATCGAGCCGCTGCCCGAGAACTCATTCAAGGCCAGCGGCACCGGCGTCAACACGGTGATCGCTGTCGTCCCCGCATAAATCCCGGGCCGCCCAACGCTGGCCCCTTCTGGAGTCCCCATGTTCAAGTCCCTGATCGTGTACCGCATCGCCCAAGGCTGGGTGCCAGACCTGCAGGCCGCAGAGGAAGCCCTGGCCAAGGCCCCCTTCATGGAATGCGGAGCTACCCAAGAGAAATCCATTGGCTGGGTTCCACCGCGCGGCGAGGCCCACGGCGCCCTGGTCGAGAGCATCGGCGGCCAGTGGATCGCCCGCCTGATGGAGGAAACCAAGGCCATCCCCGCCAGCGTCCTGGCGCGCAAGGTCAAGGAGAAGGCCGACCGCATCGAGCAGGAAACCGGCCGCAAGCCAGGCAAAAAAGAAACCCGCGAACTGAAGGACGAGGCCAAGCTGGACCTGCTGCCTATGGCTTTCACCAAGCAGGCCAGCATGTGGGTGTGGATCGACCCGGCCGCCCGCCTGCTGGTACTGGACACGGGCAGCCAGGGCCGCGCCGACGAGGTGGTCACGCTGCTGGTCGAGGCCCTGCCCGGCCTGTCAGTGTCGCTCATCAACACACAGACCAGCCCGCAGGCAGCCATGGCGCACTGGCTCAAGGAGCAGGAGCCGCCCGTGGGCTTCACGGTGGACCGCGAGTGCGAACTGAAAAGCGCCAGCGAGGAAAAGGCTGTCGTGAAGTACGCTCGCCACCCGCTCGACCTCGAAGAGGTGCAGGCCCACATCGACGCAGGCAAGCTGCCCACCAAGCTGGCGATGACCTGGGATGACCGGGTTTCGTTCCTGCTCACCGAAGGCCTGCAGGTGCGCAAGCTGCAGTTCCTGGACACCGTTTTCGAGGGCCAGAAGGCAGACGCAGGCGGGTTCGACACAGACGTGGCGATTGCCACGGGCGAGCTGGTCAAGCTGATCCCGGACCTGATTGAGGCGCTGGGCGGGGAGACAGCGAGTGAGGTGGGCATTGCGGCGCTTGAAGCAAAGTCAGCCGCCATAGTAGAGGCGCTGCCAAAAGATCCGTACTACGAAGACGGCGGCCAAGACCCCCTCTACGACCAGGCCGCCGAGCTGGTGCGCAAGGACCGAAAGGCGAGCATTTCCTACGTGCAGCGCAAGCTGCTCATTGGCTACAACCGCGCCGCGCGCCTGCTGAAGTCCATGGAAAAGGCCGGGGTGGTCAGTCGCATGGACAGCGCTGGTGCACGCACGGTGCTGGATGGGGCACCTGCCTGATGCCGGTTCCACCCATCACCCGCGACGCCATCACCGCCGCGCTGAAAGAGTGCGGGCCGATGACCGTGCCGGAGCTGGTCGAATACCTGGGCTGGCCCCGCACCCGAGTGGATTCCTGCATCACCACGGCACGCGAGAACCACCCCGGTAAGTTGTTCCGCATCGTGCGCTATCGCAAACAGGTCGGTATTCAAGGCCGAGAGGCTGCGGTGTATGCCGCTGGCCCTGGGCCTGATGCGCAACGGCCTGCCTTTGATGCTGAACATCACCTGGAGGCGAAGCGCCGCTACTACCGGGGCAACCGTGCTATCTGGGCGGCCAAGCGCAAGGCGCGTACCGGCCAGAGGGCTGCGAGCCCATGGTCCGGCCTGCTGCCGATGGCGCGGAGAGCCGCGTAACCCCACCCCACAGAGCCCGCCACCCAGCGGGCTCGCTTGTTTCTGCACCCCCCAAGGAGGCCGTATGGCTGAGAACACGAATACTGAGCGCGACTATCCCGAGTTCCCAGAAGAACTCACTCGCAAAGATCGCGGCAGACTGATCCCACGATGGCGCGTGTACGAAATCGTCACCGCGATGATTGACGCAGACCGAAAAACCCGCGCATCCCTGCCCCTGCCTGCTGCGGGACAAGAGCCGGTGGCGCGTGTAAACGACGATGGGTTTATCGTCGAAACAGGGCTTTTGCTTTCTCCCGGCATGAAGCTCTACGCCGCCCCACAGCCTGCAGTAGCAGCGGGGTGGGTGATGGTGCCAGCAAGCGTGATTGAGTCAGCAATCACGGCGCTTGACTGGATGCCAACCAGTGACGCAGCGCGGCATTTGTGGGACCGGCAGCAGCCTGTACTGGCCTTGCTGCGCTCCTCCATCCCCCCTGCTCCATCTACTGAGGGAGAGAGCCGGTGATCCACTACCACGGCCTGCCCATCACACCAGAGACAGCGGCAGCGGTCGTTCTGCAGGGCGGGCATGGGTTCGTGTCATTCGCTGAACCTCGCAACCTTGGCTTGGCTGCGGCCGTCTGCCAGTCGTTCGCCATCGACAACGGGGCGTTTACCGCATGGAAGCAGGGGCGCCCTGTTCAGGACTGGCGCCCGTTCTACGAGTGGGCTGCCCAAGCAAAGCTAATCCCGGCCTGCGACTTTGCCGTGGTGCCTGATGTGATCGACGGCGACGAAGCTGCGAACGATGCGCTTTTGGCTGAATGGCCCCTGCCTCGCTGGTTTGGTGCTCCGGTTTGGCACATGCACGAAAGCATGGAGCGCTTGGAGCGCCTTGCCTCTGCGTGGCCACGGGTGTGCATCGGCAGCTCAGGCGAGTTCTCCAGCATCGGCACTGCGGCATGGTGGGGCCAGATGGCCCGCGCGATGCTTGTTGTGTGTGACGACGACGGGCGGCCCATGTGCAAGCTGCACGGCCTGCGCATGCTCGACCCGGCGATCTTCACCGCCCTGCCATTCGCCAGCGCTGACAGCACAAACATCGGCCGCAATGTCGGAATCGATCAGGCCTGGCGCGGAACCTACACACCGCCCACGAAAGAGGCCCGCGCCCAAGTGATGCGCGCCCGCATTGAATCTCAAAACGCGCCCGCCCGATGGTCATTCGCCATCCCGGACGAGGAGCCAATCATTCAAGGGAGTTTGCTTTGAACACCTACCGCTACACCTTCGCTGCCGCATGCCCTGGCAACGGCGAACAGATCATCTACAGCCTGGAATTGCAGAACGCTGACATGGTGCGCGTAGAGCACATCAAGACAGCCTGCGCGCTGCACCGCGAGGGTTTTCAGGAGCACATCGCACAGGACTTGCACAGCCGTTTTGGCGGGCGCCTCACATTGCGCGCAATGCACCACGGCGTGGAGATTGAAACCGTTCTCGGAGCTATACAACCATGACCCCCACCCACACCGGAGCGGCAGAACTGCCGGAAGCGCTGCGACTGGCTGATGCCATTGACCCGTTCGTGCGCAAAGAAAGCCCAGACCATCTGACATCCAAGGTTGCGGCAGATGAACTGCGCAGTTTGTACGCGGAGAACCGTGTGCTGATGGTTGCCAACAACAGCTTCGCGCTGGCGCAAGACAGGATTGAGGCAGAGAACAAAGCACTCCACGCCCAGGTCGAGGCACTCAGCGCAGCGCAGGCAGGGGTGCCAATGGCGCAAGAACCAAAGTACACGGTAAACGGCACCCATGTGATCAACCGCGCCACCGGCGAGGCAATCCCTCACGATGAACCGGTGTTCGTGTTCCGGGCGCGTGATGCTCTGGGCGTGCGCGCGCTAGAAGCCTACCTTGCGCTCATCGGCGAGCGCGAACCGGTCAGCGCCCATGCGGATGCCGTGCGCCGCCGTATCGCTGATTTCCAACGCTTTGCTGCCGAGCACCCTGGGCGCATGAAGTGGCCAGACACCCAACCCAGCCCATCACCTGCGCCAGCCGAAGGTGTGCACAAGGACGCCTACCCAGAAAAGTGTCCGATCACTGGCCGCCCCTATTTCATGAGTCTGGATCATCCAGAGCTTGGAATGGTGCCGACATATGGCGGCCCATACGATAGTTACACGATCCCGGCGCCCGATGGAGAGCCGACCGATCCATGGCATGAACGCGAGTTGCGCTGCGAGCGCTACGACCACGACGCGGGCTGGTGGACTGAGGGCGGCGAACCGGTGCCGCTGCGCATCATCCATGAGGATGTGCTGTTTGCACTGGAGGAACATGCGGAGCAAGCAACAACCCCTGCGCCAGCCCAGCCGCCTCATGTTCAAAACTCGCCAGAAAACGAACACATCGCAGATGACGTGTCGAAAATCGGGCTGGAATCGAACATGACAGCCCAGAAGGGGCAGGAGGGGGGGCGTTACTACCCGCAGCTGCCTGAGCCCTTTATTGGCGTACAGGACCAGCCATGGGGAGGGCATGCCGAAGTGATCCGTTCAGCAATTGGCGAGGACGGCGTGATTCCATGCTTCACCGCAGGCCAGATGGTCGCCTATGCAGACGCTACCCACGCAGCCCGTGCCGCACCACAGCCAGCAACGGCAGATGCGGTAAGCGACACGGCACTTATTGATTGGCTTCAGGACAACGCTTGCGACCTTCGATGCGTGCTGACCGCAGAGGATGATTTCGATTGGGTGGTTATTGAGCACCACATAGGAAAGCCTCACGAACGTGAGATTGGCCGTGGGTATTCATTTGACCTCCGTGCTGCTATTCGCGCCGCCCAGCGTGTGGGGGTCAAGCCATGAGACGCTACGTTTTTAACGAAGTCGCCATCAAAGCAACGCACCGGTGGAAAGACTCTGAGTCTGGGAAAAATCGGCAAGAAACACGCAAGTTCTTCCAGACCATCAACCCGTTCAACAAGAACGCGGCAGGGGAAATCAAGAGCTGCGATGAAATCATGGTCGAAATCCGAGCCGAGCGTGATGCATGGCTTGCCGCCCAGCGGGAGGTCAAGCCATGAGCGCCTACAAACAAGCAGTTGGATCAACGAATTGCATGCAGTGCTGCGTCTCCTTCTTGCTCGGATTGCCAGTAGAAAGCGTGCCTCAGTTTGCCGAGGATGGTGGATGGGACAGGTTCATGCAGTTTGCAGCAGAGAAAGGCTATTCCGCCGTCATGCTGCCAGGGGACCGGGAGTTTGAAGCCGACTACCTCGCATCCGGCAAGACTGAGCGCGGGACCTCGCACATGGTGGTTATGAACGATGGGAAGCTGGTGCACGACCCGCATCCATCAAACGCCGGACTGGTTGAGGTTCAGTGCGTTTGGCTGTTTGCGCGAAATGCAACACCAACGCGGCGCACAGAGCGCGAATTGTTCGAGGGATGGGCGCGCGCAGATACCTCCAACGTCAGCTTTGAGCGCGACGCAGAAGGTTTCTACAACGACATGACCGCAGCGCTGCTGTGGCACGCATGGGAGTCGCGCGCCACCCACCAAGGGGATCACCAATGACCTCAATACCTAAGCAATGGGAAAACTGGTGTCGTGACCAGCGGCTGAAAGTTCATGGCAAGCGCTATCGCAAAAAGCGATACGACTGGCTCTACCTGAAAGGGCGAGGCCATTACTGGCGAGTCAACTGCTACGGAATGCTGCAGCGTGGTGATACGTATGCGGACTTCGATCGCTGGGCGCTCTGCGAGGTTGCTGAACTGCCAATGCCCAGCACTCGCTCACAGTTCCGTGAAGCCGTCCGAGTTCTGCTGAATGCGAAAAGGAACTGCCAATGACCAACACCAAAACACCGAGCCCGAGCGATGCGGAGATTCTTGCGCTGGCCGACGAGATGGGGATTGGCTGGGCGGCTGGCCTTGGTGGGATGGGCGAGTTTCTGCGGAGCTACACCGATGCAGTCCTCGCCAAGTGGGGCACGCCGCCAGCCGTGGCGGGAGAGCCGGTGGCGTGGCTGTCCACAGACAGCATCGGTGAGCGATATCTGAGTTTCGCAAAACCCAACGACTCCGATCCTTGTCGCCCGCTCATATTCGGTGACGCCACCCAGGCGCAGACAGGGGCGGTGCCCGCCTATCGCCTGCTGCAGCGCGGGCGGGACACCATCCAAGCAGACGACGAGTTCCTGCGTGAGGACGGGGTGACCTGGTGCAATGACCCGTCGGGCATCTTCGTCGGGATCATCTACGAGGGGAACATCCTGCTCCCAGCGCGCCGCGCCATCGCCCCGAAAGACGGAGATCAGCATGGCCCGGCCTGACTACTGCCCCGTCGGCGGCGAGCCCTGTCAGTCCATGTGCGATGAGCCGTGCAGCTGGCAGGGGTCGAAGCGCGGAGGGGAGCGCGAAGCCCTGCTGGCCGAGCATGTCGAAGCACTGGACTTCCTGAGCTGTCTTGTCAGGCTGAACACCGGAGAACTACACCATGAGCACCTTCCTGAACGCCAAGGAGTTGGCCGAACTCACTGGCGTGCGCATCGGCAAGGACGGCAAGACCCGCGAGCAGATGCAGGCGGCCGAACTCAAACGCATGAAAATCCCGCACTTTGTGAACGCTCGCGGCTGCCCAGTAGTGGCCCGTGCAGTAGTCGAAGGCGGCGCACAACAACCCACACCACAACACAAAGGCTGGGAACCGGCCTTGGCCTGACCATGCAATATTTCCGCTCACGCACGCACCGCTCTGGCATCACGTACTACTACTTCGACAAGGGAGGCAAGCCGCGCAAGGAGATCGCCCTGGGGAAAGACTACGTGTTGGCCGTGCGCAAGTGGTCCGAGCTGATCGCCGCCACGGAGAAGCAGACCGTGGCCAACTTCAAGGATCTGGCGGACAAGTACGAGCGCGAGATCGTTCCGCTCAAGGCCAAAAGCACCCAGACCCTGCAGGCCTCGGACATCAAGCTGTTGCGCGAATTCTTCTGTGCGCCCTCTCCGGCGCCACTGGATGAGATCAAGCCAAGTCACGTCCACGCCCTGCTGCAGTGGAAAAAGCACCAGGCGCCCACGGCAAACCGGCTCAAGCGCACGTTCTCCCACATGTTCAACATGGCCAGGGCCTGGGGCTACACCGAGAAGGCGAACCCCTGTTCCGGGATCAAGGGCCTGCCGCTCAAGAAGCGCGAACAGTACATCACCGACGAGGTGTACCGCGCGGTGTGGAACGTCGCGGCGTGGCCACTGCGGGATGCGATGGACCTGGCCTACCTCACCGGCCAGCGGCCCGCCGACACCGTGGGCATGACGGATGACGACCTTGAAGACGGCCGCTTGAAGGTCACACAGGGCAAGACCGGCGCGAAACTGCGCATTCGGATCGAGGGGGAACTGGCCGTGCTGCTGGACCGCATCAAGGCCCGCAAGGACGCCTGCAAGATGTGGAGCTCTGCGCTGGTGGTGAACCAGGCCGGTGAGGCGCTTTCCCAGAAGGCGCTGGCCGAGGTCTACAAGCGGGCCCGGACGAAGGCGGCCAAGCTGAACCCCAAGCTGGCCGACCAGATCAAAACCATGAGGTTCTACGACCTGCGGGCCAAGGCGGCTGACGATGTGTCCGAGGTGCGCGGAGAAGCGGCTGCCGCAGAGCTGCTGGGCCACGACAGCGTGACCACCACCCAGCGCCACTACCTGCGAAAAGGCCGGGTAGTTGGCCCGACCAAGTAG